TAATGTATTTTCTTTTAATTCTTAGTCATAAGAAATCTACACATAGGGATTCACAAAGAGCGAAGATATTATCACAAAATAATGGGAAATTTATATTCTATTACTTTTTGGGTGATCCAAACCTAGATAAGGATTATGTTATTGATGAACCAAATAATATTGTTTATTTGAAGGTTCCCGATAACTATGAATCTCTATCTCTAAAGACTTATAATGCCATAAAATTTATAAGTGAAAACTACCCACAAATAGAAGGTATTTTCAAAACAGATGATGATATAGATTTAGATATAGATAAATTATATAAGCTTGTTACTGAAAATAACAAGTTAGATTATTATGGTGAATATTGTGACGCTACTGCACAAAGTTCTGATTACCATTTTGGTAAATGTGAAGGTGATTTAATTAATCATACTAGGATTTATATCCCTGATGTTAAGTATTGTGCGGGTGGTGGGTATTATGTGTCAAATAGAGTGATTAATACTATACTTAAATATAAGTACATATATGAGGGTATAATATTTGAAGATGTTGCTACAGGTGTGGCTCTTAATAGAGATGGTATAATTCCATCAAATGTGGATGTCAAGTCTAGTGGTTCATCATGGGGTGTGGTAGCTCCAGTCGAAATAACATTCCAACTAGTTCAGCCTAATCCTAATCAGGATAGATGTTCTTGTGGTGAAATAAGAAACAGAAGGATGTATAACTTTTGTCAAAAATGTGGTAAATTATATTGAAATGAGTAAATTTTTTTCTATAGCAATACCTACCTATGAAATGAAAGGTAGAGGTGTTGAGTTTTTGGATTTTAGTTTTCAAAAACTTAATGAGCAGTCTTTTAAAGACTTTGAAGTTGTTGTTTCTGACCATAGTAGAAACGATGATATAAAAAACTTATGTGAACAGTGGTCAAATATACTGGACATTAAGTATGTAAAAAATGATTATAAAATAGGTAGTTCATCAGCTAACGCCAATATTGAAATGAATAACAGTTCTGGTCAATGGATAAAGATTCTATTCCAAGATGATTTCTTATTTGACTATGAATCTCTTCAGATTTTACATGATAGTATAATTTCCGATCCAAATACTAAATGGGTGGCTACTGCATGTGAACACTCTAATGATGGTCACAATATGTATAAGCCATTTTACCCAGAATGGAATGATAAAATTCACATTGGTAAAAACTCGATAAGTTCACCAAGTGTTATAACAGTTAAAAATGATATGAATAGAATGTCATTTGATGAGGAACTTATCTGGTTAATGGATGTTGAATTCTATAAGAGAATGTATGATAAGTATGGTGAACCAATGTATGTTTATAACATATCTGTTGTTAATAGAACTTGGGGTGAGAGGTTATCAGATACTATTCCGAATGAATTAAAACAAAGAGAAATAAATATTATAAAACAGAAACATACAATTATGGATAATACAGAAATCGTTTTCAATAAACTTTGTAATTTACAATTTGACCACAATACTATTTATAGTAGAGGTATTGTTGATATAAATGAACACTTACCAACATTAAGAAAATATGCATCTGAATGTGAGCATGTTACTGAAATGGGTACCAGATTTGCTATATCTACATTCGCACTTCTAATAGGTAAGCCTAAAAAAGTAGTATCAATAGATATGAATTATCATTTCTTCAAACCATATGAAGAGGAGATAAGAGAATTTGCAATGCACTGTGGTACTGAGTTTCAATTTGTAGAGGCTGATGTTCTGAAAATGGATATAGAGAAAACGGATATGTTATTTATTGATACTCTACATACTTATAATCAACTTAGTAAAGAGCTTAGAAAACATGAAAAGAATGTAAATAAGTGGATAGTGTTACACGATACAATAACATTTGGTCAAAGAGATGAAGACTTTTATCAAAATGGTGCAATATCTGATGAGATTGCTTCTGATAAAATAGAAAAGAGAGGCTTATATACCGCTCTTATGGATTTCTTGGATGAAAATAAAAATTGGAAAGTAAAAGAACATTTCACAAATAATAATGGTCTTACTATCATAGAAAGAATATGATCCAACTAAAAAACATAACACTGGTCTCAATGTCATCTGTTGATATTGAGAAAACAGTTAAGGCTCTTGAATACTCTTGTAATGGGATTGAATATGGTGCTGTTAAATTGATAACAGACCATAGACCTGATTACCTTCCTGATAATATTGAGCTTTGTCTAATTGATAGGATATCAAGTATAGACCAATATAGTTATAATATGATATACAAACTTGGTGACTACATTGATACTGAGTTTGCATTAGTGGTTCAGTCAGATGGTCATGTTATAAACCCATCATCTTGGAGAGATGAGTTTTTAGATTATGATTATATAGGTGCTCCATTTGCGATGCCTAATGACGCATTCTCTTATAGAGATGTTAATGGTAACATATTTAGAGTTGGTAATGGTGGTTTTTCCTTAAGAAGTAAAAAACTTATTGATTTACCGAATAAATTGAATTTGGAATGGAAACCATTCCATGGGTTCTACAATGAGGACGGATTTATATGTGCGATGAATAGACACATATATGAAGAAAATGGATGTAAATTTGCACCAATAGATGTTGCTAAATACTTCTCACATGAAGCTGAAATACCAGAAGTACAAGGAATTACTCCTTTTGGATTCCATGGAAAGTGGTCAAAATATAAAAAATAAAAATGTTAAATATGAATATAGGTGATTTACTATTGAGTTATCAAACTGATAAAAATAGGGGGAAAACAATTGAAAAGAACGGGCACTATTATGGTGATTCATATCAGCGAATCTTTAGTAATTTTGATATTAACTCGAAATTGAATATACTTGAGGTTGGGGTACAGAAAGGTGGAAGTCTATTGGCCTGGAAAGATTACTTCAAAAATGCAAATGTTGTAGGTATTGATATTGTTGACGATAGACTAAATGAATATAAGAGAGATGATGTTAGCTTCATTTTATCAGATATAAATAATCTAGATGTAAAAAACAATCCATTGATTAGTGGGAAACTTTTTGACATAATTATAGATGATGGTAGTCATTATTTACAAGATGTGATATTCTTTTTAGAAAATTATATTGACCAGTTAAATATTAATGGTTACTTTATAATTGAGGATGTACAGTCACCGGGATACTGGGATAGTGTTATAAGCTCTAAACTTAAGCCAGGATTTGAAATGTCTGTTGATGATCTAAGATATATAAATGGTTATTATGATGACTATTTAATAATAATTAAAAGAATAAGATGATAGTTACTGAAATTTATAATGGACAAGGATTGGGTAATCAACTTTTCTGTTATGTTACAACCAGAACAATTGCACTAGATAGAGGATTTGATTTTGGAATAATGAATCCGCATAAATTTAAATGTTTAGATTTTCTAAATCTTGATTTTGGAAAGGATGTTATTGGAGGAGCCGGACCGGAAGGTGGACCACCCGTTACATTACCGAATGGTATAGTAAACTATTATGCGGAAAAACAGACGCCACACAATACCATTGGATGTTTAGTGACTGAGTTCGATAGTGGACTTGTGAGTGTTCCAGACAACACAAAGATTGATGGTATAATGCAATCTGAGGACTATTTTTTACACAGAAGAGAGGAGATAAAAGAGTGGTTAAGGGTTAGACCAGAGAAAGATTGTTATGATTTTTCAAATGAAAATATATGTGTTATAAATTTGAGGGGTGGTGAATATAGAGGTATTGGTGATTTATATTTAACTGATAATTATTGGTCAATGGCAATTGGTAATATGCTTAAAATTAATCCTAATTTTAGATTCATTGTTATTACCGATGATGTTGGTGCTGCTAAGCAGATGTTTCCCAATTTTGAGGTTTATCATTTTGATGTTGGTACTGATTACTCCATTATAAAAAATGCATATTATTTAATATTATCAAATAGTTCCTTTGCTTTTTTCCCAACTTGGACTAGTGAAACTGTTAAATATGTGATAGCTCCAAAATATTGGGCTAGACATAATATCTCTAATGGGTTTTGGAGTTGTGGATATAATCTATATCGAGGGTGGAATTGGATGGACAGAGATGGCATTCTCTATTCATATGATGAGTGTATAGAGGAGAAAAAAATAAATAATAATTATGAGGGTATATGATGCTTTTTTATTCTTCAATGAACTTGATATACTTGAGTTAAGACTTGAGATGCTTTATGATGTGGTTGACTTTTTTATTATAAGTGAATGTGATTATACGTTCTCTGGTCTGCCGAAACCATTCTACTATGATGAAAATAAAGATCTATTTAAAAAATATCAAGATAAAATAATTCATCTAAAGAATACAAATACTAACAATGTTGATAATATTGTTAATAGTTATACTGGCGAAAGGGGTAAAATATTTGATAATATTATTACTTATTATAATGCGGTTAAGAACACATCAGAAACCGATTATGGTAAACATCAATGGTGTAGGGAGATTTTACAAAGAGAATATGTTAAGTTGGGATTAGATGGGTGTTCTGATGAAGATATTATAATTTTTGGTGATATAGATGAGGTTCCAGATGCTAGTAAATTAAATCTATCTGGTGATAGACCTTATCTCTTAAATCAGAAAAACATGATTTATTATATAAATCGTGAAAACATAACTGAGAAATGGTACGGTACAACAGTTACTACTTTTGGGTTTTTAAAAAATAGATCCATGAATAATGTTAGAAGACATAGATTTGATTACAACATCATAGATAATGCTGGTTGGCATTTGACCTTTATGGGTGGTGGTGATAGGGTTAAGGAAAAAATAAAAAGTTATAGTCACCAAGAGTATAATAATCAATATATTATTGATAGTGTTGATTTTAAATTGAGTAATAGATTCGATGTTTTAAATCGAGGCATAACTATTATTGATGTTAATATTGATGAGTATTATCCTAATAAATTCACTAACATGGTTAGGCAAAAATTTAATTATTTAATTGGTGAGTAGTTTTAGCTTTATAGAGGGTGTTAGGTTATCACAAATGTGTGATTACTCTTTTGGTGATCAATCATCCATTATATGTGGTGTTTATGGTGGATACATGAAATTAGCCAATGTTTCAAACATTGAATTTGTTAATAAAGTACATGAGATATCTAAAGAAAGAAGTTATATGACATTATTCATCGATAATGTTCGATTATATAAGAGAGAGATATTAGTATCCAATCCACATGATCAAAAATGGATAAATGATTTGATGAATAGTAATGACTTGTTGGAATTGTGTTCTAAATTCATGAATATGAGGTTTATAATATTTACTAGTTTAGAAGATACTCCAATAGATAATCAAATACATGGCAAAATTCCTAATAATGTATTATGTATACACTGTGTTAACTCTATTTATCATGACGATAAAGTCATTCCATTTCCATATGGATTACAGAGGAAGTTAAATATAGGGGATAATAGGATTGATATATTATCAAATATTATCAATATTGATATAGAACCTAGTAATTTTTTATATATTAATCATAATGCGAGTACTAACAATTATGAGAGAGGTAATATTTCTAGTTTTTTTGTTGATAAAAAATGGGCTTCTGTTGACTCTAGAGTCGACTATGATAGATTTCTACGCAGGATAAAAGAACACAAGTTTATGATATGTCCAATCGGTAATGCTATAGATTGTCACAGAAATTGGGAGGTCTTATATCTGAGAAGAGTTCCAGTGATGAAAAAGAATGATTATTTGGAGTTTTTGTTTCGAGATTTCCCAGTTTTGTTTGTTGATGATTATAGTGAAGTGACCGAAGATTTACTAATTAAAAGTGACCACTTATATAATGACGCGTTAAATATGGATATGGATAAACTAAACCTTTATAAAATATTTAATAAAATAATAAAAGAAAATATATGATTATAGATTATAAAAAAATACGTGATACTGATATAAGTTTTTATAAAAGACATTTTGATCTAACACCTGAACATCACCTATCCACTGGTATAGGCGAACACTATAAATTACTAACCTATATATCTTGGTTATATGATGGTATAACCATATTAGATTTGGGTACAAATTGGGGTGAGTCTGCAATAGCTCTTGCTCAGAATAATAAAAATAGAGTTATAACTTATGATATATGTGATCCAAAATCTAGAAATTGGAGCATGGATTTTCTCAATGATTATTCAAATATTGAGTTTAGACTAATGAATGTTATTGATGAAAAAGAAGATGTTTTTAAGTCTGCTAAAATTATAATGGTGGGTATAGCACATGATGGTATCCAGGAAAGAAAAATTACAGATATGTTAAGTAGAATCGGATATAGGGGATATTTAATATGTGATGATATATTTTCTCCATATTATCCAAATATGAAAGTATGGTGGAATTCGATAACCATTGAAAAGTATGATATTACTGATATTGGTCACTCACATGGTACTGGATTGATCAACTATTATCAAGATAATAGTATTAAAATTATTAAATAATTATATGATAACCATTGAATTAATAGGAAGGCTTGGTAACCAAATGTTTCAGTATGCGGTTTGTAGAACAGTTGCTGAAAAAAATGGATATCAATTTTATATACCAGTCGATAAGAATAATCACGGTCAGAATATATCTGACTATTTTGACATTGATATGGGATCTAATAATGGAGTTATTGTGAATAGATTTACAGAGGATCACACTAGACAGCAGTTTAATCCACAAATATTTAATATACCAGATAATACTGCGATTTGGGGATTTTATCAAACAGATAAATATTTTATTGATAATGAATCTAATGTTAGGAAGTGGTTTAATGTTGAAATGGATAAAGTTAGTCAATCTGTAATATGTAAATATCCGGTTGATGAATATTGTTACATTCATTTCAGGGGCACTGATTATAAAAATTGGGATTCGGGAACTAGATTTTTGCCAAAAAAATATTTTGAGGATGCGATTAATTTGGTAAAAAATAAAAATAATGATATTAAATTTGTTGTTATTACTGATGATATAGAGGGGGCAAAAGATTATTTTCAGGAATATGATATAATATCTAATGATATGATGACTGATTTTAAGCTTTTGTATTATTCTAAGTATTGTATAATACCAAATTCAACATTTTCTTGGTGGGCTGCTTGGCTTAGTGATAAAGTGATCACGGTTGCCCCTAATAATTGGTTAAACTACCAAATGCCACACTTAGGATTCTATCCTGTGGATATTAAAGTTGAAAAATTCAAATATGTATAATGTTAATAAGTTTTGATTATTTATGTCAAAAATATGGAGTTCCAAGGGGAATTATCCATATAGGTGCCCATCTAATGGAAGAAAGACCATCTTATCTAAGACATGGTGTTGATAATATTCTATGGATTGAGGGTAATCCATCTCTATGTGATGAAATTAAATATGTTAGTGGATTAAACGATATTTCATATGAAAATGTAGTAAATGTAATCGCCTCTGATGTCGATGGTTTTGAGTATGACTTTAAAATAACGAATAATGGACAGTCTTCGTCAATATTGGAATTGGATAGGCATAAAATATTTCATCCTGATGTGGTCGTTGTTGATTCGATTAAACTCAAATCAAGTAGAATGGACACTGTAATAAATAATATATCACTAAATCTTGATAATTTTAATTTTATAAATATTGACATACAGGGGGCTGAGTTATTGGCTCTTAAGGGATTTGGTGACTATTTGAATAAAATAGATTTTATTTATACAGAAGTTAACACAGGTTATGTATATAAGGATTGTGCTTTGATATCAGAAATAGATGAGTATCTGAGTCATTATGGTTTCGAACGAAAAGAGACACAAATAACTGGTAACGAGTGGGGAGACGCAATTTATATAAAAAACAAATAAAATATGAAGTTATATTTTGACATAGGTGCTAATAGCGGTGAATATACAGATATGCTAATTAATACAGTGGATTACTACAACAGCATCATATGTGTTGAGGCAAATCCTTATATAATTGAGAAACTTAAAAATAGGTTCATTGGTAATTCAAAAGTTAAAGTTTTAAATAAAGCTGTATCATCTGAAGTTGGAAAGGTTGATTTCTATGTTTGTACAAATTGTGATGTTATATCAACTTGTGACACAGATTGGATATCTAATTCTAGATTTAGTGGAAACACCTCTTGGGTAAAGGTTGAAGTGGAGACCATATCAATTGATGATATGGTGCTAACATATGGTATTCCAGAACATATAAAAATTGATGTAGAGGGATATGAACTTAATGTTATTAAGGGTATGACCAAAAATTATGGATCACAGATAAGATTTGAGTGGGCTGAGGAAAAGTTAGATGATATTATCGAGATAGTTGGTTATTTATCATCACTTGGATATACTAAATTTGGATATATGTTGCAGGATAAATATGATGGATATCCTAGTGAGTTTTTTACAATTGATGATTTTATTAAAATGATGAATAGTATGTGTATTCCTAGTCGTAAAAATTTATGGGGAATGATTTTTGTTGATAATGATAATAAGTAAAATACAAGGCGGACTCGGGAATCAAATGTTCCAATATGCTTATGGTAGACATCTATCAATTAAGTATAATACTAAGCTTTATCTTGACACTAGATTCTATTCTGGGTTTCAAGGTAAAGTTGTTAGAACATTCCTACTTGATAAATTTAAGAATACTGAGATAGACACTAATTTAGATATGATTCAGAATAACTATCCAATCTATGGAATAGTGGATGATTTCAATTATAAAGAATTAAACCCTCCGGTTGATTGTAGTTATTATTTAGATGGGTATTGGCAAAGTGAAAGATACTTTCAAGAATCAGAAGATATTATTAGGAATGACTTTACTCCTAGAGTGATGCCTAATGTTCCACTACTTGATACAAATACTGTCTCCATACATATAAGAAGAACTGATTATGTTACTTCAAATGGATATCATCCAGTCCAATCAATTGATTATTATAAAAATGCGATAGATTTAATAGGTGATTATGATAATCTTTTTGTTTTCTCTGATGATATAAAATGGTGTAAAGAAAACCTTAACTTTAAGAATATGGTTTTTATGGATGGACTATCTGAAATGGATGATATGTTTGTGATGTCTATGTGTAAAAATAATATTATAGCCAATAGTTCATTTAGCTGGTGGGGTGCTTGGTTAAATAAAAATAGTGATAAGAAAATAATAGCTCCTAAACAATGGTTTGGTGAGCAAGCTAATCTGAATACATCAGATATAATACCAAAAAAATGGATAACAATATGATAAATGAGAAAGATATAGTTTTTGTTACAACCACTTTATATTCTAAGTGGCTTGATTACCAATCAAAAATAATTAAGAAATTATTTCCAGAAAGTCAGCATATAATTGTTGATGGTAGAGGTAATTGGCCAAATTCATGGTTCTATTGGATAGACGAAGTTAAAAAGTCTGATAAAAAATATTACATACACGTTGATGAGGATTTTTTCTTGACAAATAAAGAAGAACTATTAAGAGTTTTGAATAAGATGGAATCTGAGAATATAGATTTAATGGGTTGTCCAGATGGGTATCATCATTACAGAGGAGCTAATCCAGTTGCCATAAACACATTTTTATTAATCGGGAGAGTAGATGATGTGAAAAAATTAGAACTTGATCTTAAATCAGCTAATTATACGTTAGGTACATATGATGGTAGAACTTTTGTTTGGGTTAATAATTTTGGTCTAAGATTTAGAGAAGACTATAAAAAAGACTTTAACTATCCATTTCAACAACAAGGTGGATGTAACTTCAATGACGATCATGAACCATATTATGCATTCCTTTGGTCTATGAAAGAGTTAGGTTGTAAGTTTGATTATCTGTATCCTTTCTTTGATGAAAGATTCAAATCAACAAACCCTAGATTTGATGAGAATTCATCAGACATAGGTATACATATGTGGTATACAAGAGAGTGGACTAATCAAATGGATGTTCATGGATTACCAAATGTTGAGAGATATAACAGGGTTGAAAAATATTTAAAAGAAGTATATGAGTTCTAATCAAATTACACCATATGGTATAGATATTGAGAATGAATTGACAAGTATTCTTTCACAACAATTAGCGGCGGAAATAGATAAAGAAATAATAAAAGAGTTATTCAAGAAGCAGAATATAAGAAAAGATAAAATTAGAAATATCTTAGATTCTCTGAATGATGATAGGTATAGTTCCTAACTCAAGTACCTTAGATTGATTCAATAAGAATTCAATATCATAGAAATTAAAATGAAACGTCATGGTGAATTCCTTGGCGTTTACTTTTTGCTGTGAATAATCAAATGTGTTATCAGATAGATTCTTTAATATAATCTCATAGAATTTAATAACATATATTGCATCTCTGTGTATATCAACACAAGTTATGGTAAATGGATTCAAGAATATATGTTGTGGGCTAGATACATCTAAGTAGTGTTTACTTAGAATATCAAACATTAACCAGTAATTCAAATCAGAATCAACAGATCTAAATGTTACATTTAGTTCATGTGTTGATACTATATCTTGTATGTTTGTAGCTGGCTTGTACTTTCTTTGCTTACCTCTGATTAATGTCTGACTTGGACCATCGAAACTAATTCCTGGGAAATTAACAGACTTTATTGTAGAATTCAGATAATCAATAACATTTTCATATTGTACCCAATTCTTTTCAAGAATGGGCGTATATGTATTAATGACTTCTTGTTGTAAGAAATCTGACGGTAAATTAAAGACAAATTGGGAATTCTGTGATGATAAACGGATAAGCCATTGGATTAATTTTTATACTAACTTTTGTAGTTGATTTTCTAATATTTCTTTAATTTTATCAATTTGATCATATTTTATTCTGATCAGATTAATATTATTTTCAATACACCATTTATTTTTACATTTATCCCTTTCTTGAATTATTTTGAATTCTTTTTTACCACCGAAGTCATTTATTGGCTTGAAGTGTTGAATTCCATCAAATTCAATACAAGTGTTTAATTCCGGTAGATAAAAATCAAAGCTTAGCTTATTAATATATCTGCAAGTTTCAAATCCATATTGCCTTATATATTTAACTTTAATATCTTCTAGGTGGTTTTTAATATATTCCTCACCTTTTGAATTTAATTTACAATCTGGACATCCTTGTCCTTTAAGATGTTTGTGTATATTTTGTAGAAATTTTCCATGATTTTTGCATATAATTTCCACTTTGTTATTTATTCCAGTGAATTTAGTATTTGAATAGTCGTACCTATCTATGTGGATTTTGACAAATTCCGACCTTAGTGTATCATCATTCCATTTACCCTTACCTACACACTTTGGACAACCATCTCCTAGATTTATATGATTTGATACTCTTTGTTCAAAGATACCATGTTCCTTACATATTATGTCTATTTTTGATTTCCCACCATTTATTTTATCTATCATTGAGTAGTCATACTTATCTCCATGTATTTCCTTGGATTTGAATAGAAAATAGTTTAAGGTTATCTTATTTGGTTTCATACCATTTAAGTGTCTATCTACCCTATAATAGAATATATCACCAGTTACATTATCCTTTAATTCTATTTTTGATGTTATGGGCACTTTATCAATATTGATATTATATTGAAATCTATTGGAGTGTATCTCTTGTAGCTTTTGTAATAGTGATTCTTTTTCTAGTTTTGTTGGATTATGTCCAAGTAAGTGATGGTCAGCTAATTGTATATAAGTTAATCCATTTTTCGAAAATTTTATATAGTCATCTGTTCCTATGTTATCTGGGAGTAGTGAGTAGTCATATTCTAAATTTAGAATTTTACAATTTTTGATATAATCTAACTTTTTAAATTTTTTTCTCATATTTCTATATATTAGAAACGAAATGTCATTTTTGACTACTTAATCTCATTTTTTATTATCCGGTTGTTCCTTTTTTACCACCTATATTAGTTGATTGTGCGCTAGATCCACCACTTACTCCTGGTCTTTGTGTTTTTGGTCTAGCTGAATCCTTACTTGATATAAGTTTTCTTGTTACGATTGCAGTAGCTGCTGCAATTGAGTTATCTCTTATTATTCCTGGTTGTGCTGCCGCTGCCTGAGCTTGTGCTTGAGTCGCGTTAACATCTGAATTTAAGTTATTAATATTTGATAATGAGTCGTATATTTTATATAGACCACTATAAACAACTGTTGTAACACCTTGTGATGTACTTGTTATATAGAATACTGTTATACCTGATTCATATATTCTCTTAATATCTGTGAACTTATTCTTAGATACCTTGAATATAACTTGACCAATAGCTAAATTAACCTCACCTGTTTCTGTATAAAGTGGGAATTCAGTTGTTACTTGGTCATTCTTTATAACCAATTTTATCTGACCCATATTGGTCATATCCAAATAATTTGGTTTATTTGGGTCTCCAGTTGCTATTATAAAGTGAATTATATTATCAAATGGGAATATCATTATTTGCATTTTACCAATTCCATAGAAAGTCTTATTGTTGAATCTAACGTTATCAGATTTAGCAACAATGTTTGCTCTATCAATTAGTACAGGGAATGGTACGTTTACTGTTTCTATTACAACATTTCCAGCTCCACCAATACCAGCATTTGCATTTGATCCACCGCTTGTGTTTTTTGTACCTAATCCTAAAGCATTAGCTGAACCAACTAATGATGGATCAATAGAGTTCTTAATATTATAAATCTTAGGCTTGTGTGCGTTTTTAAGATTTATCTTCATTAATGATAAACTATACTTAGATACTTGGTCTTGTAACATACCATATGATGCATTTCTGATGATATAAGATTCATCAACAGCATCAATCAATCTCATTTCAACATCTATAATAGCAGTTGTTGTAGAGTATTTTATTATTGGTCTGAATTCAATTGTTTCATTGAAATTATCTGTTACTGTGAATGTACTTGATTTACCTCTTATGTTTTGTTCATACATTGTTATAGTGTACTGAACATAGTATCTATTGCCTAACTCAACAGAGTTGTTAATAAACTGATTAAACTCACCTATTGAATCATTATAAGTTCCATATATCTCAAAGAAGTCACCTTGTGTTGATTCTTTTATAACAACACCTAACTTCTCAAACTCAGGAGATTGAGGTACTGTAATAACAGTTTTTGGTGTAGTTAAATAGGTTGTTACACCATTTACTGTTTGTATTGAAGTTATAAACTGGTATTCAATAAATACCGGAGCAGTCAATGATAATCCTGTTCCATTAGTTAAATTCGCATTTATACTATTGTCTTTAGGTCTATTGTTAACTCTTTGAGCAGCTACTTCACTAACTGCTGGTATTTCTATTTGAATATTCTTACCCCATAGTTTTTCTTGGAATAAAAGAGGAGGTGAAGAAAAGTTTAAAAGATACTGTTGATTAACATCCGTCATATCAAAATAGAAATTAGACAAATCATATGTTTCTCTATTTTGGTAATCGAATGCGTAAACTTTTATGTAGAATCCAAGATACTCACCAAATGTATAATTTATTGGTAAGTGTATTTTTATTGTATCGTGTCTAACTGGTATACTTGATCCGTAATTCTTTAGTTGTAAGAATGAATAATAATCTGGATTTACTTTACCATATTTGTTGGCTATTTGATCAATTTTGAATAATTGGTTACCAACTGTATTATTTGTACCACTTGAATCATTAGCGATATAAGAGTACGTTTGATCTCTTGAGTTTACAAGAATATCATATGCTTCTCCTATTAAATTTCCATCATTATAAATATATTCTAAAAGAACGTCTTTATGTATTTTGACGAATTTGGATATTTTTGCCATTCACAAGTGGATATTTTTAAGTATATATAAAATAAGAAAACCTTTCTATTAAGAAAGGCCTTCCTTTTTTAGTTCCTTGTGAATCTCATCAACTATTTGTTTGTCTGTTATACTTGGGTGTTTTTCTTTAATGAGTCTGTATAATTCTTGTTCCTCATTTCTTAACTTTTCTATTTCTAAGTTAAGAGGGTCGATTAGTTTTTCTAATCTTTCTCCTTCTTCTTCCACCTCTGTTAGTATATTCATCAATTTTTTACTAGCATCATCTACATTTGTAACCACTTTGTTTTTGATATTGTCTTGTAACTCACTTAGTTTCTTCATCGTGTTCTCAAGAGTCGCTAGTGTTTTTTTAGCTCTTGACTCATAAACGCTTATATCTCTGGTTACTTTTAGATAAGTTTTTCTTATCTCAATTGCCCTTTTTATGAATCTTTCTTCTATCATTATTTTGATGTTTCTTTTTTAGTAGCTCTTGCTTTTTTAACTGCTGGCTTCTTTTTAGGTTCCTCATTAGTTACCTCATTTTTTGGTTCTTCTTTTGGTTCCTCTTTAGTTATTCCAGTTCCATACACAATTTTCTTAATCTTATCTTTAACCATTTCTTTTATTTGGTCAGGATTATTTAATATGTTCTGTGTGAATTCTTCCGCTAAGAAGTCAATTATACTAATTTCATATGAATCTTCCATCATTTCAATGAAATCCAATCTTGGGATTTTATTTGAAATTTCAATACTCATTTTGAAACTCACATTTCTTTTTACATTTCTGAACATCTGAGTGATTGGATCATCAACACTAATTCTTTGAACCTGTGGTTGTTGATATTCTCTATTTACTTCAACATGAGGTTGATTGTTTATTCTTACTTCAGTTTTTGGTAATTCTTCATCATCTCCAAGAATTTTAGAGAATGCCTCATTTTGTTTTTGTACAGAGGAGTTATCAAATGTTGCTCCATATTTTCTAGCTAATTCTAGCTTTTCTTGTTCCGGGTCAGAAAGTATTACTGCACTTTCTTCAGCTGAAGGCAGCTGAGTAGGTCCAGATCCCATATCAATTCTAACTGTATTTGGCTCAGATTCATCTTTCATATGAGTAGTTGGTATATTTTTGATTTTTTGTGCCAAATCATTATACGCATTTTGATTGTTGAAGAAATTCTTCACATCAATTTGTTCAGTGTATAAGCTTGGGTTTAATAGCTCTCTGACATCCAACTTTTGTTTATTTTCAAGAATAGCAATATTTTCAAATGAATCAATTACTCGAATTAAATCACCTGTTTTATTATTCTTAAATAACTTATTTGCAAGATTCATAATATCTAATTTATTTTTAAGGAGAAAAAAAGGTCACATATATATTAGTGACCTTTTATTTCCTCTTATTAATTAAAACTCATTGAAGAAGTCATCTTCATCAGATGATGAGCTGTTTGATGATTTTTTAGTATCAAAGTTGTCTTCAAAGTCAAAATCTTCAGATGAAGGTTTTGCTTCAGCCTTAGCCGCAGTGAAGCTGCTAGATGCCTTACCAGTCATGAAGTTAATGATTTCATTAATCTTAGCCTGTTGTTGGTCATCAAGTTTCTTAGGTGCGTACTCTTCTAAATCGTGATCTCTCTCAAGTAAGAAGTCTTTAATTTTAGATTGTACACCTGGGTCAATTTTACCATCAACTAGAGGGGCATTTTTGAATGCTTGTTTCTCTTTGAAGTAGATAGGTAAAGAAGATGTCTCAGGTTTGAACATTGACATTTTATAGTCAGGGTATGTTTCGTCACCTGTTTGAATTTCTTTTACAACAAGAACGAAATCTTTACCAGCTGATAAATCAAAAACGTTAACTGGAACGCCACTGATTTCACCGTTTCTTTCAGCTGAAATTTTATCCTTAATTGTTTTACCATATTGGAAAATCATAATTTTTCCAACTAATTCTGGTTGTTGCTCATCTTCAAGAACAAGAACATAAGAATAGTATTTCTTAGAATACTTTAATTGCTTAGCCTTCTCTACAAGAATTGCGTTTTTAGAGTTAGTCATTGTGTAGTAAAGGTCTGTTAAAGGACACTTTTCGTTGAAGTTTTTTGGACTATCAAACCAACCGCTTAACTCTTTTGGGTTTTTAATATCAACATAGTGAGTGATTTTCTCAATTGCTGATTGACCAACTTTTCCATCTTTGGTCAAGTTAGGAAGAAATCTTACTACTGATCTCCATCCTCTTTTTTTGTCTTTAACTTTAGACATATCAACTCTGTAAATACCATCTGAGTTTACTGTCTTTGCTTCGTTTAAGAAGTCCATTTTGGAATCCAAACTGCCGTTAAATAATTCATCTAATTCTGCCATATATTGCCGATTATTTTTAATATACCAAGTCAGTTACGACTTGATTAATAATTATATTAAGTGATAAATAAAAGTTTAGGAAATTACTTGTATATAAGAAAAAAAATTATAACTTTAATAGAATCTTAAATGTATAATCATGTATGTCAATATTATCATCATATTTCCTATCTCCTCTTGTATTGTCAAATATAACTTCTTCGTAGTCCAAATCGTGTAAAATGGATGGTAATATCTTATCTATTTGTGATTCTATTTGTCTTAGATTCATTTTGATATTATCTTCTGGTCCTCCTCCAATAGATACATATATTCCTGGTCTATACATATCAATTAAATTGTCGGTATTGTATTTGTTCTTTTTTGATAGGTCAAATGTTGATATCCTTGAGTTATTTGGCATCACAGAATTTCTAAGTACCATATTATATACATGGTATTTAGAGATATCAAAATTGCAACATTGATACTTTTCATCAGTCACATACCTTTCACTATCATTCATCCTTAGCTTTATACTTGGATATCCTATGTATAGTGTTGGATATATTATCTCCTTTATCATATGTAATATCAGATGGTTGTATGACTTACTATAATCATATGATATTGATCCACTATATCTATAGCTGCTTTTAGAATCATAATTCTCATAGTCACCATATAACACAGACTTCATTACATATTTTGTCTTATCTGAATATTCATCAAATATCTCATATAGCCTATCATTTATATAGTCTATGTCAACTTTATCCAAAGAATTGTTAATTTTGGATATTCTTTCCTCTATTTTCTCAAAGTATCCTTTTCCTATAAAAATATCTGAGTACTTCTTTAATTCGCCCATTGGAAATTGCATATGACCCCATTGATATCTCTTAAGATCCTCAAACCAATCATAGATATCATATTCTTTCTCTCTGATATTTCTTGATAATTTTTTATATACTTCATTCCTGTCTAATAACTTTTATTCTTTCAGATTGATATTTCATAATATCAACACTCTGATGTTGATTTAAGAAGTCAACAATCGCTTGATACATTTGCATAGCTATCTTACAATCAGTTAAAGCATCGTGGTATCCGGACATATTTAGTCCAAGAGCCGGACCTATTTTACTCATTGATGATGAAACTAATCCACCATCTCTCTCAGATGTTCCTATTTTAGATACAAGAGCTTTATATTTCTCATCTGTCTCAGCTAATGTTTGAATTAATGGTAAATAATATAATTGAATTAGCCTTTTCGTGTCTAATACCTCATTCTTTATTTTATGCCCAAATCTACCACCCAACATAGTCATATCAAATCCGGCATTTTGAGCTATTAATAAACAAGGTGAATATTGTTCTATCCAGTTAAAAAAACCATCTACTATTTCTTTCTCATCTTTGTATTTATAATTGCCAGAACCATAGTGGTTAAAACTAAGTATTCTTCTACTATCGTCACCTGGTGTTGAATATCTCTTTTTAATATCTGGTGTTAACTTTATCTTCTCGTCAAATGATGCAATATTTGTAAATTGATTTTGGTTGAAATTATAATCAGTAGCTATTGCTGACACTTGAGTCAGTTGTTCAATTTTAGGACCATTTAAACCTGTTGTCTCGGTGTCAATCCATATCCAAGTCAGGTCTGACTTTGATTCCAACCATGATAATATTTCTGGTATAGTCTTATACCACATTTTATTCTCATTAATTAATTCACCAAACTTTAATATCATATATTGAAATATACTTTTTGGCCTTCTGGTGTTGAGTATTTAACCTGACCAATGTCAGTAAATGTGTGCTTGTAATTTGGATTAACGTATTTTTTACCAGTTCCTTTCTTAACATAAGATATTGTTATGTGTGGTTTATATACTGGATACTCGTCTGAATTAGGAAATTCTTTTAACTTATCGTGAAGTTCTTGTAAAGCACCATCTGCTTTCACATTTAGTTTAACTACATCGAATTCTTCATTTTCAAATATACCCACACCATCCACTTCAACGTGTATCTCACCATGGAAGTTATCGAATACTGATTTTACTTGTTCGGGTGTTACGCCTTTGTGTAATCCATAAAGTATTGTAACGTGTGGATCTGTTTCTATTCCATGTGACGGATCTTCTGGAAGATATACATCATTTGGATCTATTGATTTTGTTAGATCGTCCCAGTTTTGGATGTTGAGTTCGAGCATTACGCACCCGTATTTGTACAGGGAGCCTGATTTTCCCTCTTTCATAAATTGAAGGTATCTTTTTATATACATAATGAATTATATATTATAGTTTTATTTTAACTAATCAAAAAAGATTTATATCTTTGTAAAAAATATTTTTATGGCAAGAGAAAAGGATATTATAAGACTTGAAAAAGAGATTAGATCAAAAATGATGCAAATCAAGAGTAAGAAAATTACCCCGAAGGATTCCGGTATTGGTAAGTTAATAAACCTAATGAAATCTTTTGATGAGCCGTTATTTGATAAAATAATGGATGACTATAAGAAAGTATTAAGTGAATTAAAATAAAAAAGGGGAATTACTTCCCCTTCTTATTCCCACCTCTAAATGGTGATGTTAAATGTTTCAAATTCCAATTTTGTACAAATGATTGGTTCTTCTTTTGGAACTCCTCATATGATTCTATTCCAGTATCAATTGGATTTTGTATATATGCTATATTAGCACCTTGCTTGTTCATATCAGAAACTTTATCTCCAATATCTGTTCCCTTTGTAGCCTTTCTTATTTTCTTTAATTGGTCTACTGTTGATTGTCTTGGTAGAGCTCCCTCTTTTAATCCATCAGATAATGATATAGAACCATCTTCGTTGAATACTGCAAAAGCTGTATCATCAACGATAGGAACTTCTTGACCAACCAAATCAGGGTTGATATTTTCTGGTCCAAATGTTTTTACTGATTTTACACCATTGTCATCAACAACAAAGTCAAAAGTATCATTTGTGTTATTTCTTATTAAAGCCTTAATTCTACCTTTTACAGATATGAACTCAGATACACCACCGAATGGTTTAAGTCTTGCTCTTACTATGCGAATCATATAATTTTATTACTTTTTGATAAATTCTCAAATGCCCAAAGTGGCTGAAAATTTTTATAATTATTTAGATTGTAGATATCACTCTCATTGATAGATATGCTTATTGGAATTATGTGATCTAAATGCCATTCGCCATAATTTTCCCATGTCATGCCTTCTTTGAATTTACTTTCTATGAATATTTTAAATTCATTAAATGAAATCCCTAATATTTTTTCAGTTTTTGAGTTTTTTTTATATCCTCTTCTTTTTATAGATGTACTTATTAGTCTTCTTATTGACACAGTTAGCTTAAATAGAGGATCATGAGATTTTCTTTTCTTATTATACTCGTTAGCTTTTTTATTGTGTATTTCTTTATTTTCTAAATACTGCTTTCTATTCAGTTCCTTTTTCCTATCTTTATTGAACTCATTCCATTCTCGACTTCTTTCGTTGCTTTGTTCTTTGTGACTATTGTGGTATTTTTTATTATTTTCTTTCCTATTTGGATTTTCCTTAGCACGTTTATTTATTGACTTTTTATTTTTTTTATAATAGTCTTTAAAATATTCCTTCTGCTTTTCCTTATCCTTAAATGGCATTATATTACTTTTGTTTTATTGACAACCTCATATATGATGGCTTCTTTTAAACTTCTATCATCAGTATATTCTTCGTCTATTATAGATTGCAATTTTGAAATTGCTTCATCCATATTTGATGCATCTATCTCAATTACATCTATACCACATCCAATAGTATAGTCACATCCTTCACCTTTTTGATGAAGTTCTGCTATGAATTTAGCATCACCCATTTCAGATTCTTCCTCTGACTGAGCTTGGATTGGATTTTCCTCTTGTGATTCTTCTCCTTCCCATTTACCCATTGGGTCTAACATCTCATTGAACTTCTTTAGTTTACCACCATCTTTAGATAGGAAATTCTCACCATCTAATTTTCTATTAGAAGGCTTAGAGTACTTCTTACTAACTTTTGGATCACTAAGTGAGTCATCAGCATCTATTTTCTTTGCTGCCTTTGGCTTTACATGATCTTGCTTCTTCATATCCTTAGATAAGTTTTGAGCTTTGTCATTAATTGGATGTTTCTTTATATGCTTCATATACAGATTTATTTTGTTGTATTATATATTATTTATTAAAAATCATATTCTACTTCTATAAAAAAGAAAAACCCTCACAGTTGTGAGGGTTTTTTCATTCTTTGTTTTCAAATTGTTAGAAATCTTCCGATAGGTTATCGAAGTCAATATTCTTATCAGATACTTTTTGGTATTCAGAAACTCTTTTTTCAAAGAAGTTTGTTTTACCTTGAAGTGAAATCATATCCATAAAATCAAATGGATTTGATGAATTGTAAACCTTTGAACATCCAAGTTCAACTAACCAGAAGTCAGCTACATACTCGATGTATTGTTTCATTAGTTTATCATTCATTCCTATTAAAGCAACTGGTAAAGATTCACTTACGAATTCTTTTTCAATTTCAACTGCTTCACAAATGATTTCTTTGATTCTAGCCTCAGATACCTTATTTTGAACATATTTGCTATGTAATAAACATGCAAACTTACAATGTAATCCTTCATCTCTTGAGATTAACTCATTAGAGAATGAAAGACCAGGCATTAAACCTCTCTTCTTTAACCAGAAAATTGAACAGAAAGAACCTGAGAAGAATATTCCTTCCACAGCAGCAAATGCTATTAGTCTTTCTGCAAAAGATTCTGATCCTATCCACTTCAATGCCCAATTAGCCTTCTTACTAACAGAAGGAACTGTCTGAATGGCATTGAACAAATAGTCTCTTTCTTTTGAATCCTTGATATAAGTATCAATTAAAAGAGAGTAGGTTTCTGAGTGAATATTTTCAATTGCAATTTGAAAACCGTAATAACATTTAGCCTCTGGGTATTGAACTTCTTTGAGAAAGTTTTCAGCTAAATTCTCATTTACTATTCCATCAGAAGCGGCGAAAAATGCTAATACGTGTTTAATATAGTGACGCTCATCATCGTTTAATTTATCGTTCCAGTCAGCTAAATCCTGAGCTAAATCGATTTCTTCAGCTGTCCAAAATGAATGTTCAGCTGTTTTATACATTTCCCAAATATCATTGTACTTCAAAGGAAATAATACGAATCTGTTTGGGTTTTCTGTTAAAATGTGTTCTTTATTTTCCATACTTTTTATATTAAAATATTTTTTAATGTTTAGAGCTTGTTTAATTTTTGTATTTTTTCTATATTTATATTTAGTTTAGTTTAAAAAGTTGAAAAATAAGAGAGATACCTATGCGAGTCTTTTTATTGAGATGGCTAAAAATAAGCCATCAAGGGAACAATTCTGTCAATTTTTAATTGATAGCTTTGAAAAGTCCGATAAAGAAACTATTATTGTCGCATCGATAGATTATGCTCTTATAACTCAAAACTATGATGTATATGATGTTTTAGTTAATGAGTTTATGGTATCTTCAAGTCTTTTTTCAATTAGAGCCAGAAATGAAAAACATTCGGGTAATATCGAAAAGATAAAAGACTTTTTTAGACAAATTAAAATACAAACAATTTTAAGTAGTAAAGATGAGTATTAAGTACGGTAAATATAAAAGCCTAAAGAGATTAAAGGACGCATTAATAAGCAACGCATTTTTGAATCAAGTTGATGCGTTTAAGACTAATTACGGAATGTTGTCTGTAACTGATCCTTTAGTTAAAGATAAATTTAAGAACAACCTTATAGACCACGCTATTAAGAATGCTTCTCTTGATGTTGCTGAAATCCTTATAAAGGATGGTGCTATGTGTAATTATAACTCTTGCATCTATGAATGTAATTGGAATAAACTTGACAAGGTATATACACTTATCAATGATCTACACACCAAGTATGGTTCATTCACAATGAATACTGTTCATATGCACAAAGGTATGATAATTAATAGGTTATTGGACCCTGAGAAGGCGCATACTAATAGAGAAAGATTGTCTTATGTTATTGAGTTACTAAGAGTTGGATTTTTAGATGCTGATGAGATAAAAGCGGCAGCAGATAAATTATACAACGACCATAAATATCAAGGTGAATTTAAGCAATTCACAAGAGAATTAATTTTGAATGAGTTAGGTATTTAAAAGCGAAAACACCGAGGAGCGAATTCGGTGTTTTCTATAGCCGTTAGACTATACCGGTCCCAAGTTGGGGCTCTAAGGCCCGCCGGTTACGATTTATAAGATATATATTAAGAAATGTTTTTCAGATTATTCATAAATTTTTTTAAGTGTCTATACGAAAGAGTATTGATGGGTGGAAAAATGGCTAGAATAAAACATGTATTCCAAATACACGATTATACTATTAATATAGATATGTTCTATCATATGTATAGTAGAAGTACACAGAGTTGCTTTTCTGATAAGGAAATGACTAAATCAGATTTTATATCACATATAAATAAATTAATAAAGGAAGGTGACTTAGATTGGAATCTTAAACAATACCTTAAAATATTACACTCACCTAGAGGAGATGATGACTTTGTTACAATTAGAGGTTTCATAGAGACCGTGATACTTAGTAAGTTAAATGTTAGTAGTTGTTATATAAACAAACTAACCATCAAAGACAAATCGGAAATAAGAAATGAAAAGATTAAACTTTTAATAAAGTAATAAATACAACAATTGTAATTTTAAACAAACAAAAAAATGAAGCACGAAATTAAAGTTGAATTTTCAGACTCAAAATCTTTGAGTGACTTGATTGAAAAAACCTACTTCGAAAAAGGCACAATGGGTAAAATCACAGGTAGTAAAGAAAACTTCATAGTTATTGATGAAAGTGATGATGTACTACACACTGTATTTAAAGGACTAAATAATGCAACTGTCAAGATTCAGAATGAAGTTGTTGATGGTAGTATGAGATTCATCATCGATGAGACACAAGGTGATGTTAGAATTTACCCTATCTCAATCTATTGTGTAAAAGAAAATGATAAATATTCATTCTATTAATATGAGAAAGATATACACTACATTATTTAAGAATGAAAATGGTGGTACAATAACTGTTGCTCAAATGTTGTTATTTGCCGCATTTATTTTTATAGGTTACTACCTAACAAAAAATTAAAAATCTTAATGATTCATCCAGATTTTAATGACATCCTAATTACGCCTGCGGTAACATCAAGTATCCGATCGCGCAAAGAAATCAATCCATACCAATTATCAATTGGATCCACAAGTTGGCTACCTATTATAGTGTCACCAATGGATACTGTAATTGATAAGAAAAACTGGCAGTTATTTCTAAATGAGAAAATGCCAATTTGTTTCCCAAGAGGAATAAGACCAGATGATTTTACTGGTGAAGATAAGAGTATTATATCTTGTTTCAAGAGTGTTATATTTTTCTCTTATTCATTAGATGAAACATCTGAAATGGTTGAGTGGTTAGTTAATAACCCAGGGGAGGATTTAGAATATAATCTTCTTATAGATATAGCAAATGGTCATATGCAACATATGGTTGATGTTGTTAAAGAACTAAAGAAAAGAACAAAAGTTAAAGTCATGGTTGGTAATATTGCTAACCCAGAGACTTATAGAGTTCTATCTGAGGCAGGTGCTGACTACATTAGAGTTGGTATTGGTTTCGGTGGTGGTTGTTTAACTGCTATGAATACTGGTGTTGGTTATTCAATGGCTTCTCTTGTTACTCAATGTAACAATATCAAAATAGATTTGATTGATGAGAAGAAAAAGTATGCTAAAATAGTTGCTGATGGTGGATTCAGAGAGTATTCTGATATTATAAAAGCATTAGCACTTGGATCTGACTATGTGATGCTTGGATCAATGTTAAATTTGCTTGCTTAAGTATGTCTTGTAATTTTTGCTCTGGTGTTTTTGAATCTTCGTATTGTTTGTTTTTTACTCTAAGATTATCTCTCACTTTTTTACTTCTCATTCTCTTTTTGGCAATTTTACTTAGTTCCTTCTTCGTCTCATCGGTTAAAATTAATTTATAATTTTCATATCTTTTTAGCTGAGATTGACTCATCTTCTCTTTAGTTATTTCTGACATTTTCTTATTTTTACTACCACCTGAGTCCAGATTTACAATAATCTTCCTCCTTTAGGAAAAAGTCCATGTATCTTTCATTAATTGACTGTCTCATATCAGATAATCGGTATTGTGAAAAATCTATACCGAATGTTTCCTGTAAAGATTCTAATAATCCACAAGAAACATCAATGTCTGACTGTTTAACTATTTTGTCTTTATAAAAGAGCCTAACTAACATAATACACAAATATACAAAAAAAGGTTGAATAATCAACCTTTTTCTACAACTTGAGCTTTATAGTCAAATTTCTTTCGTAAGACTGTTCTCTTAGTTTTTGTTGTTTTTGAGGATAAAACCTTCATATTTGCCGATTCCATTAATTCCGTAATGTTGCCTACTTTGTAATTTGTCCAAATTTTTTCATTTGGGTGATAAACTTTAGCCATTAGGTAACCTAATTCGGTTACATAGACTTTAACTAGAGTGGCTTTACCCTTGGGTGTTTCCACTTCAACGCAAACTGAGTTTTCCAATTCCTGTCTTTAGATATTTTTTTAAGCTCCTATTTCTCATAAAAGTGAATTATATATAATAATTTTTTTATAAGTTTATATAAAATTGAATTCACCGATATTGATTATTGGTGGTAATATAGTTTAATATATAGTATATGAAATATAACATAAATGATTGGATAGAATTATATAAGACAAAGTCGGCAACAGAAATTGCGAGTGACTATGATATAAGCACAAATACAGTAATTAAATATTTAAGGTTATCTGGTATTAAAATGAGAAATCAGTCACCTGTTAGAATGACTTATAAAAAGAAAGTAAATTCAAAATATTTTGAAAAAATAGACAGCGTAGAAAAGGCATATTTTCTAGGTCTATTGTTTGCAGATGGAAATTTGTACAATAATACAATAACCTTATCATTAAAAAGATGTGATAGGGATATTTTAGAAAAATTCAAATCATCAATAGAAGGTGAAATGAGTATTTATGATTATAAAAATGAATCAATACTTAAATTTAGTGACAAAGTATTTAAGGAGTTCTTACTTAATCAAGGAATATCTCCGAATAAATCATTAACAATTAAATACCCAAAAATCAAAAAGTGCTTTGATAGACATTTTATAAGAGGATATTTTGATGGTGATGGGTGTGTTTCAATACACACCGATAAAAGAAATGGTAGTAGAAGAGGGCAAGTAAATATATGTTCCGGCAGTAAAAGCTTCATAGAGGACCTAGTAGATAAGTTAGTAGCTTATACAAATATTAGGAAAAATAAAATAAGATGTCCAAATGGTGTATATAATGTAATCGACTGGGGAGGGTTATCGGATGTGGAAAAAATCTATGAATTTTTATATAAAGACACAGACCTATATTTAGATAGAAAGAAAAAAACTTTCGACATAGTAATGGATATAAATAAATCAAAGACTAAGTATAGGAAAAAATGAAGAGATCATCGCCAATAAAATATTTTGGTGGGAAAAATGGATTTGCAAATAAAATACTACAATACTTTCCCACTAATTATCAAAACATTACATATGTAGAACCATTCTGTGGGAGTGCAGCTCTTCTCTTCCATAAAGAAAGATCCAAAGTAGAAATAATAAACGACTTAGATAATAATATCTACTCATTATTTAAGGTCTTAATAGATGAGAATCTATTTAGTAAGTTCAAACATATGTGTGACCTAACACCATATTCAGAAACATTATTACTTGAATACAAGAAAGACCTTAGTACGGAAATAGATATAGTTGAAAGAGCATACAAGTTCTTCTATTGTAATAGAGTATCCTATAATGGACTTGGTGGATTCTCAACATCAAATGTCATCAGGAGAAATATGTCAAAGTCTGTATCAGATTACTTATCCGCCATTGATGGATTATTTGATATACACAATAGATTAAGTGGTGTGATAGTGCATAATACAAATGCTCTAAGTTTAATAGAGAAGTGGGACAAAGAAGAAGTATTTATGTACTTGGATCCACCATATGCTTTAGAAACAAGGTCATCTGGCGGTTATAAACATGATATGAGTGATGATGACCAAGACCAATTTTTAAGTACCATTCTAAATATCAAAAATGCAAAAGTATTAATAAGTGGATACAAATGTGAAAGGTATTCAATTTTAGAGAAAAATGGTTGGAAGAGGATTGATATGGAAATAAAAACTCAAAATAATAATAGGAAAGGCAAATCAAAAGTTGAATCTCTGTGGTTTAATTACTAAACAACTTTGTTAAAATTTATCCTATAAATTAAATAAAAAATAATTTCTATTTATGAATATTAAAGTATATCCAGAAGATATAGTTAAAAGATGTTTGTGGGACAGTTATGTGTACTATGTAGTTGGCTCCGAAAAAGAAGCAGAAAAAATTCTAAAGGAAAATAAAGAAATAGAACTATCTGAAAGAGATGCTCTAATTATTGGACTTTTAAAGGTTATTGAAACTGATAACCTAATACACAAATTCAACACACACTTAGTTGAATTATTAACAAACAAATCTATCAAGGAAAAAGATTATCTTCTTGTTAGAAAGAAAACATTAGACTTAGCGGTTGATAAGTTTGTAGATAAGTTTCCTGATTACTGGCTACCAAATTCAATATACACTAAATCACTTAAAGAATTAGTTGAGTATATCGATGAGATTAAATCGGATATAGAACAATTAGAAATTCATAAAATTGTTGATAAAAACGTAACTTATGAATTCTATAACTCAAATGCGGTTAAGAAACTTTTAAAATTCAACTACTAATGTCAAGCTATATAAACATAGAACAAATATGTATGGGTGGGAATAGAATTGAAACCAATATAGTAGATTTGAAAAGACCCTTCCATTTTTATATGGGTGATGAAAAAATGTCAATAGAACTGACAGAAATTGAAGCAACAAATTACTATATGATATTATCACTCGTTTTAACATTAGGTGAACCATATTGGCACAATTTTTGTAGAAGTGGTGGATCTGTTAGATTAAATATTGAATTTTGTAAATTCATACAGAATAACATTAAACAGATAAATAGAGATATAGTTCTAGAAAAAATTATAGATTAAACGATGGAAGAGAATACTAATAGTTGTGGAGAAAATTGTTCTTGTAAGACACAAGAATCATCATCTTGTGGTGGAAATTGCAAATGCAAAGAAACAATTTCTAAATTAAAATCTGAGGTATCAGAATCAAACGATAAGTATGTTAGATTATATGCTGAGTTTGATAACTTCAGAAAGAGAGTTCAAAAAGAAAAAGATGAGATAAAAGATAATACAAAAGTATCTATACTATCTTCAATGTTGGATATGGATAATGATTTACACTTTGCCTTAAAAAACATTAAAGATGAAGAATCAAGAAAAGGCTTAGACCTTATTATCTCAAAAATGGATAAGTTCCTGAAGTCACATGGGATTGAATCTATACAAACAGATAAATATGATTCCGATATACACGAAGTAATAAGTATTATCAATCCAAATGGAACAAATATAATTGATGTTATAAGTAAAGGATATTCACTAAATGGGAAACCATTTAGATACCCAAAAGTTATTTTAGGATAATGAGTAAAGATTATTATAAAATATTAGGAGTTGAACGAAATGCATCTGAGGATCAGATAAAGAAAGCATATCGTAAACTCGCTATGCAATATCACCCAGATAAAAACCCAGATAATAAAGAAGCTGAGGAAAAGTTCAAAGAAGCGGCTGAAGCTTATGATGTACTATCCACACCAGATAAGAAAAAGAATTATGATACATTCGGAACTGCTGATGGATCAGGATTCAACCAGAATGGAAGACAATATGGACATGGATTCAATATGGATGATATATTCTCACAATTTGGAGATATATTCGGAGGGGCTTTCAATAATAGATACCAAAGACCTCAACAACAAAGAGGTTCTGATTTAAGAGTTAAAGTTCAATTAACATTGGATGATATTTTAAATGGTGTTAAAAAGAAACTTAAATTCAAAAGAAATGCTAAATGTGGAACTTGTAATGGTTCCGGTGGTTCTGATGTTAAAGATTGTTTAGCATGTAGTGGTACAGGACAAAGAACAGTTGTTCAGAATACACCATTTGGTCAAATAAGACAATCTGCTCCTTGTAACAATTGTCAAGCATCTGGTAAAGTTATCCACAATAAGTGTGGAACTTGTAAAGGAGAAGGTACTGAAATTAGAGAAGAAGTTGTTGATATTGAAATACCAGCAGGTGTAACTAATGGAATGTATTTAACAATGGCTCAATATGGTAATTTCGCAAGAGGTGGTGTATATGGTGATTTACAAATACTAATTGAAGAGATTCCTGATCCAATATGGAAAAGAGAAGGTAATAATCTAAAAACAGAAATAACTATATCTGTATTAGATGCTATTCTTGGTAGAAAGATGGACGTCTTAACACCGAGAGGTAAACAGTCCGTGTCAATTGAACCAGGAACCGAAAGTGGTAAAATATTGAGATACGCACATAAGGGTATACCAGATATTAACTATGGATTAGGGGACTTATATATAGTACTAAGAGTATCAATTCCGAAGAAAATAAATCCTGAGGAAAAAGTTATTCTAGAAAAACTAAGAGGATCAAAGAATTTCAATGTTTAAAATAGAATCAACTGGTAATATTGGACTAGCTACAATAAACCCATCCGCTAAATTACACGTATTCGGTAGAAGCAGGTCTTCTAAAATAAGAAATATACTAAATGCTATTTCAAACAACAACAAATATACAGTTTAACACAGTTAAACCAACTAACCCAATAGAAGGAGATACCTACTATGAAAGATCAACCAACCGTGTTTATATCTACACATATGGCAACTGGGTAATGTATCAAATGTATGTCGGCGATAAATCTGAAGAAAGAGTAAGAAAAATATCATCAATCTTAAATAAACTCACTTAATCGGTGAGTTTTCTTTTTTAATATATAGATGTAAAATATAGCTATTTTATGTCTGATTATGTACCATACCAAGGTGGATATACAATTGAAGAATTAATTGATTTCGTCCAAAATGATATTACAATAGGGTGTTCACTCCCTAAGAACCTTCCTGATTCAGAGGTTCGAAGAATTATTGAAACTCGAGCTCTTCCTTGGTTTTATCGTAATTATCAATACGCAGTTCAGAAGCTATATTTCTTTATACATCAGGATGCTTTCCAAACAGAAGAGTTTACAAGATACAGATTCGTAAACGTTCCTTGTGAAATACAATCAGTTGTATATCTATATGAGGTAAGAGGTGAATCTTTATTCCAATTAGGTATCAATACTCCTAACTTATCAGTTAACTTAGGTGTTACTAACCAACCATATTTAAGTTCTTATGTTACTACAATAGGTGAATTAGGTGTTTATAAAACTATATTAGATTCAATGTCAGATATGTTGAATCAGTTAAATAAGTACACATTGAAGTATCACTTCAATCAATTAGCACATAGATTACACATATTGACAAATGTTAAACACAATGTTATAATGGAGGCTTATGCAAATATTCCACAAGAATATCTATTCAAAGATGATTTATTTGTTAAGTATGTAACTGGTTGGGCTAAGGTTCAATATGGTAATATGACAGGTAGATATGACTTCGTTTTGCCCGGTGGAATTAAGATAAACTCTGCAGACCTTGTCTCACAAGGCAAAGAGGAGATTAAAGAAGTCGAAGAGGAGATTAAAGGCCAATCGAACAGTGGATTTTTCTTTATGGTAAAAAAATAATTACTTTACCAGGAGGAGTAAGTTTTCTAATATATAATATATGGAAACAAAATACACTATTTACAAATTAATAGACCCTATTACTAATGAGATTAGATACATAGGACTAACAATCAATACACTTAAGCAAAGACTAAAATCACACATGAGTGAAAATGGTAAGTCTCATAAAATAATGTGGGTACAAAAGCTAAAGAAAAATAAACTCAAACCAATTATTGAAGTGGTCGAAGACAACATATACTCATATGAAGAAGCATGTCTAAAAGAAATACATTACATAGATTTGTATAGGAAAACATGTGACTTGACAAATATAGAGAGTCTTTAATAAATAAGATATTAGATGAGTAAATATAATAGGACATATCATTTACCTTTCTCTCCTGGTTCGACAAATGACGACAGGATATCAAGTAGTGTTGCTTCACTTCTTGGTATTGACGTTGTTATAACTGAAAAATTAGATGGTGAGAATTGTGGCATGGAACGAGGCGGTGTCTATGCTAGAAGTCATGCTGCTTATACTGAATCACCTTGGTCAAGAGAAGTTAGACAGATACACTCACTTATAAAAAATAGTATTGATGAAGGTGTTTTTATATTCGGTGAGAACATGGAAGGCATTCATTCAATTGAGTATACCAATTTAACATCTTACTTTTACATCTTCGGAGTTAGAGATAATAACATTTGGGTTCCTTGGGAAACTGTTGAGGAATATTCATTCTTATTAGACCTACCGACTGTTCCTGTTTTATTCAAAGGTGTTATAAATACTGAAAAAGAATTAAAACAAATAGTTGAAGATTTAGTTAGTCAACCATCTGCTCTTGGTGGGCAACGTGAAGGCATTGTTATTAGAAATGCTGGAATGTTTCATAATGACGATTTCTCACAAAATGTAATGAAGTGGGTTAGAAAGGGTCACGTTCAGACTGATGAACACTGGACTCGTAATTGGCGCCGTGCTAAACTAGTCTAGTTTATTATATTTTCTTAGGTTATCTTCTTTCCAAAGTGGTTGCAAGTTTGATAGAGCATTTACGACACTAGCTGGGTCATCAATTTTGAATAGTGATAATGGTATTTTATGATCAATATGCCATTCTCCATAGTTTTCCCAAGACATACCATCTAAGAATAGTAGCTCGATACTTTCTTTTAATTCTATGTCTGAATATCCGAGTTCTTTGATCGTTGATTTTTTCTTTTTGTATAGGTTTCTAACTAATCTGTTTAATAGATCCCTGTGTGCATAATACCAAGGTCTTTTTCTTCTATCATTTTTGACCCATTCATTTTTATATTGCCTTCTATTCTTTTCATATCCTGTTGCTTTCCTTCTCTCCCTATTTAATTTGTTAATTTTCTCCTTGTTATTTTCTTTATACTCTTTCTGATACTTTCTTATTTTCTCCTTATTTTTTCTTGTATAAATTTTATCCTTTTCTTTTAGATAATCTTTATTTTCTATCTTATATCTCTTATTAAGATTTTTTATCTTTTCTACATTATCTAATCGATATTGTGTCATATATATTTTTTGACACTCTTTGCAAATACTTGAGAATCCTTGTTTTTTACGCTTATTCTTAAAGAAGTTATCACATTCTTTTTCAATGTTGCATTTATAGCATATTATGGTCATTAGCTATATATTAGGACCAGAAATTGGAAGAAAGCTAGACTTTCTTTTTAAAAGAAATACTGATCCTACTAATTAGTATTTCGGTTATTCTATCTTTTTTATTGGGTACGGTAAAATCTCGATGTCCTTTTTTAGAGCAATTTTCCAGATCAGATAGAAGTGTTTTAATGTCATCTCCATTTAGTGACATGTCAACTTTTTTTGAGTTAATGTACGTTTCTCCAATATCACTTAATTTTGATATGTCAAATGCGTCTCCTTCATTTTTTGAATTTTCCACCCACACCTTAGTGTCATAGTTCCAAGAGTATTTTTTTGCTGGCTCTATAAGAGATTTAAATCTACCCTTTTCGCCAAAGTAGAATAAAGGACCTTTTACTTTATATGATATTCTGGACTTATATCCTTTTTTACCTTCTGTTTTTAGGTAACTTAAAACTCGATTTGATATTTCTTTTATCTTATTATCTAAGTTATCATCAAATATTAACTTATATCCTTCATTTACTTGTATTGATATCCAGAATTTATCAGATTGAGTATTTCCATCTGGTTCAGCACTTATTGGAAACTCATCCTCTAAATCAAGACATATGTCATCAATATATTGTGATATTGTATCTGACTCTTCTTGTTTGTCGAACTTAGCAATTAGTATAATACAAGGATATCCGTCCTTTATTTTGAAATCTCTCTTTTTACTTTTATCGATGTGTTGGTTTGTTTTATAAGTGAACGCGCTATCTGGATAGACATCTCTATCACTTAATCTCTCACCGGTATACTTATCACCTTTCTTTATTGTATCTTTTGTTAGATACACTATTTTTCTTTTATCGTGAGTTTCTCTATTACTAGAGTATATTTTCCATCCTCTTAATATCATTGGTATTTTAACCTTTGATGCTTTCAAATCACCTAATGATATTTCAGTTAGGTCATCTTTCATTTCATTTGGTGTTGAACCAGAAGTTGCAAAAAGTGGATCAAATTCACTATCATTTGTTTTTTTCTTAATTTCTTTCCATCTTAGATTCAATAGTGGATAAATTCCCATTAGCTTACCAATAAAAGCAAAAAGAAAAACAGGAAGATTTAACCAAGCTCTTTGATGTCTTGTTAATTCTTCATTAATTGAATAGTCATTATATGATTTCAAGTGTTTCATTTGATTACTTCTGTTGGTATTTCTGATAACATTTTTGGTGGTATATCTGCATTATCTGATACTTCTCTAATTATATCTTCGTCAATACATCTCACTGATTCAAATTTAATATCAAGTCCAGCCCATTTAGCACCTTCTGTAAATGCCTCTATCCACTCTGATATTTTATCATGGTAGTAATCCCCATATTTATGTAATTTACCATCTATGTAAAGTGCATAAACACCATCTCCACCACCTGTGAAGTCAACTTTCACGAATGAGTGGCTTCCACTTGCTGACTCAAAAAGTTTAATGTGTTTCATCTTCTGTGTTAAATATTCTTTTATATGCCTTTTCGATGACATCTGGTATAATTGGTAATTTATTATAAATATCCGTACACACCTCTTTTGGATCCTCACCATCAGCTATTCTGTATTCCAATTCTCTTATGATATTATCTCTTCTGTTTTCAAATCCTAAAAGATGGTCTACTATTGCACATTTAAAAACAAGTATATGTATCCATAGTTTTCTAACCTCATCTAATTCAGAGTTCATACCAACTATAACCTTGTCTAAAAATTGATCCTCGACTACTTCCTTCTTACCAAATCTCTTTTCTAGCCAATCGGAAAGATCTTTATCCTCATTGAATCTTTTCAAGTATCTCATATTTGGTCAAATCTTTTGATCTTAAATATTGAACTTATGTTGTCCAATTTAGATTTAATATCAGCTAATATTTTTTGGTGTGTTGAGTTTAATTCTCTACTATTTTCAATTGCATCAACTATTTGTGATGTTTCTTGGAAGTATTTATTTCTGAATTTATCGGATGCTGTAAATGCGTCTGATATATTTTGTAATCTATCACATAATTTTATGATAAGAGCATCTTCCGACATCTTGGTCATCTTATAGATTAAATAATCTGTTTTGCTACCATCATATCTGTGGTCTATTTCATCACCATCTGATGTCAACTCTAATACAATTTCTGCCACTCTTTTGCCAAACAACTCTTTAATATCTTTATATCCTTCCCATTTGTTACTATAACAATCTTCTAATACATCGTGTAATAAAGCAGCTACTAATAAGTCCTCATCAGTTGTATATTGTTTAACTAACCCATTAACCTTTTGAACGTGTGCATCAAAATATGGCTTATTTATGAATTTTCTAATCTGGTCTTTATGTTTATCTTGAGCAAATTCCCAAGCCTGCTTTTCTTTTGGAGTCGATGGTGTATTAGGCATAAAAATTGTTTTATTTGTTGTATATATTAAAAAATATCCTTATATTTGTATGTTAAACCACTAAAACTATTTACTATGATTGACGGTAAGAAAATTGACAAAGTTCAAGCCCTTTTGAAGAAGGCTATCGCTGAAATTGAAAAACAAGAAAATGTCACTATTAATTTCTCAGGAATTCGATATAATAGTGCATATTACACAACTCAATTAACTGTTAAAACAAACGATGTTGATAACAGTAAAGTGAATGATGCCTATGAAAAGGTGTGTAAACGACTTGGTTTCACACAAAACATAATCGGGATGCAATTCCAAGGACAGCACGGTATTTGTGAGATTATTGAAATTAAAACAAGAAACCGTAAGTATCCAGTTATCGCTAAGTGTTCTAATGGTAATCAGTATAAATATACTGTTGACCAAGTTAAAACAAAAATTGGAGGAGATAAAATAATCAATAGAAATGCTAATCTAGATAAACTATTTAAATAATATGAGTGCAATAAATCTTGTTTTGATGGGTCCTCCTGGTTCAGGAAAGGGTACTATGACTAATAAACTTAAAAATGACTTCCCATATAGACTTATCTGTGCTGGTGATATTCTAAGAGCAGAGAAGGCATCGGGTAGTAAGTTAGGAAAAGAAATCTCAAAAATAATTGATAAGGGTAATTTGGTACCCGATCAAATGATTGATGAACTTATGTTCAAAGAGATTTCTAAGGGTATTAGAATCGAAGAGTCTTTCTTAATTGATGGATATCCACGAACTGTTAAACAAGCAATTAATTTGGATGCAATGATAAATGTACCAGTTGTTGTTTGGTTGAATGTTTCTGATGAAACTACAATTAAGAGGAACTTAAACCGTGGACTAACATCGGGTCGTCCTGATGATGCTAATGAAGATGTTATTCGACAGCGATTAGAAAATTTCAAAAGTATGTCTTTACCTGTTAAACAATATTACGCAAATAAGATTGTGGAGATTGATGGTGAAGGTACGATTGATGAAGTTTACCAACGTATTGTTGATACACTATTTGAGAATGTAAAGGAACCAAAAGACTTAAGTGATATAATCTAAATAAGAATATAATATACTTTGAAAGCCGGTTCATCCGGCTTTTTTTTTAATATATACTTTGTGAAAAAATTCAGCAAAATAACAGAGAATAAGCAGTTTTTTGATTGGTCTAAGGAAAGACTCTTTAATGAATTTAAGAGTGGTCTTAATCCAATTGAGATGCAAATTGAATTAATGTATGTTAGTAAAGATGATGATTGTAGCACTTGTTGGAACCAAATAGTAGATAAGAATACAGGACTTACAGATATTGAGAGGTTCAACGGAGAAGATAAGTTATTTTCACCGATGTTTATGATAGTATTAGTATTGGGTCAATATCCTACTGCAAATGATTTCCATCAGGTTAATGATGTTCAAGTTGATAATTGGACAGATGAGTCGATAAAAATTGATTTATTATTTAATGAGATTAAGAAGTTAGATAATTTTTTAGAAAAATATAAAAATGATTTTTTTATTTACTTTGAAAGAAGTTCAATGGGTAAGTTTCAAAATGAGATATTAACTAAAAGTCTCTTAACAATAACTATCTCTCTAATAATGAAAGATGAATTTGAATACGAACAAATAGAAAATGTTAGAATACAATGAAAATACACAGATATAATACCTTTGTTAGCTCAATTAAAGAGAGCGTTTCAGTTAAATCAAATACACCGCCTTCTTATGAAGAGTGTGTTGAGATGTGCTCAAGAGAGGACTCACCATTTTATGAATCTAAATTTAATATAGATGGATACAATATTTCTGTATTCAACTATCGTCTTGCTCAATATAAAGACTTTGTTACTCCAATACCTGATAAGCCAGAAATTAAAGCATATGAGATGAGAGGTCTAACCTTTGTTTTCAATGAAGATGGTACACTTTATAACAGATATGTGTTACTTGAGAAGTTCTTTAACTTGAATCAAGTTCCTGAGTCCATGTATTCCATTGTTAAGAACTATAAGATAAAATTTGTTAACAATAAAGAAGATGGTTCAATTGCATCGTTTATAAAATTACCAAATGGTAAGATAATTGGTAAATCAAAGATGGGATTTGATAATGATCAAGCTAATGGCATAAACAGAATATACAAGACCAATAACGATGTTAAGAGTTTTGTTAATTGGTGTTTAGATAATGATATTGTTCCTATATTTGAGTATGTTGCTCCACACAATAGAATTGTATTAAAGTACTCTAAAGAGGAATTAATTCTATTAAGAATGAGAGATAATAAAACAGGTAAACATATTGACATAAAGGATCACTTTGATAAACTCGGTTCCATCAAAGTTGCCCCTTTTGAAGATGACTTCAGAGATTTAGACCACCTAATTGAATTGACAGGTACACAAACTGACAAAGAGGGTTCTATTGTTACTGCTGAGGATGAGCATGGAAGAGATTTCTTCTTTAAGTTAAAGACTCCTTGGTACTGTGAGAGACATGGTTTATTGACAGAAGATTTATATCGTGAACATATTATCATAGGATATATCCTTGATGATAAGATAGATGATATACTTGGTCAAATACCAGAGGATGAAAAAGAAGCACACGATAGAATAAATAAGATAATATCTGTTGTTAAAAGGGCTATTGATGATAAGGTTGAAGATATTAAGAAGTCATATCAGGTTTTCCTTGATATGGGTTCTGATAGAAAAGCTTATGCAATGAAATATTATAAAAAGGAACCAAATTTTGGTGCTGTAATGGCAATGGCTAAAGGAATTGATCCATATGAAATCGCTAAAGAGTGGGTCAGAGACCAAACAAAGAGATTACAAATAGCACGTGATTGGTTGCTTAAAAAGGATCCTACTTTATTTTTCCAGGACCCTGAGGAAAATGAAGATGATAACTAATGAAATATCTTAAATCATATAAGATTTTTGAGAAACAAGGAGTTCCAGATGAGATATTTTCTGAGTTTGATAAAAACTTTGGAGACTCGGTTGGTTTATTTGGTAAGAATTTAATGGATATACTTGTTAAGTATTCTGGTTCTATAAATAAGGCAGGTGATACTGTTAGAAGAAAGTTATTAAAAAGAATAGAGGAGATATGATAACTAATTATAAAATATTTGAAACACTTAATAGTCGAGGCACAAAGTCTTTGACTGAGAAGGAGTTTGATCAAATATTGAAAAGTAATTGTAAGAATTGGTCGAGGTCTAAAACTCCTTTATATAGAGGTCAGATAAATCTTGGTACATATCTCTATACTGATCCAAGAGGAACATATAGAAAATCAATTGATGATGTTAACACACATATTGAAATGATGGATAATCTTCCTTCTTGGGAAGGATATCCTAAGTACTCTCAATCTGTTATTGGTGTGTCAAGTAATAAATCAATGGCTGAGGATTATATATCAGATAATGGCGTTGTGTATGAGATTATACCATTTGATAATATAGAAATTGCTGTTTGTCCATCAATGACTATATGGGATTCATTTGGTGGATTTGGCGATGAGGATGCAATTTATTTAACGGGAAATTTTCTCGAAGAAAATGGAATAAATCGTGACATCTGGATACAATCAGAGGGAGAATCTATTGAAGATAGATTAAAGTCACTTGATAAGATATCTAATGGTAAATACTCAAAGGAGTTCTTACATCAGGCATCTGATTATATAAAAAAGAAACCCTCTAAAATAAATGGGGTTGATTGTTATAATTTTATAAACGACTACTTGTTTAATCCAGCTGTGTGTGGATTCAATAAGGTTAGATATGTGAGTGGATTTGAGATAGAAAAAAATAAACAAATTTGGACAAATGGTCCTGTTTTACTAATTCATCAAGATTTGGTTTAATATATACATTAATTAATTATAAGTTATGAAACATATGTGTACATTTGAGTTTTTTAGCTGGGGTAAAAAGAAAAAAGTTCCTACACCAAAGGAGAGAGCAGATGATGCTGTTTCCATAATAAATGTTGCGTGGGAAAAACTAGTTAAAGAAGCTGGTGGTGAAGAAGGACTGTCAGTTGGGAAACAAATGGGGTATGATAACTTTGGTGACTTCACTGATTTTTGTTATGATTTCGGAAAAGAAATCCAAGATATTATTGTGAAGGATAAGGAAAATGTTAAATACTACAAGACACTTGTTACTGACGTTTATAAGAAAATGAGAAAGATTACACACATAAGAGGTGTTTCTAGTTTATCAGTTGCACAATTCAAAGCTGCCAGATCGAGAATCGAGCTTATATTAAAAGTTATGAGACATGTATGAGAATCAAAAGATTTAACCAATTTATTAACGAAGAGTTAAGAATATCCACCGAAAAACACAAATGTCCAGTTTGTGGTGGTCAATTATATAGAACTGATGCTGGTGGTACATCAGCAACATTACAATGTTCTTCACCTGAGGCGAGATTTTGGGACTTCCCAAGAGGTAGTCAAGAGCAAAAGAAAGCTCATGACCACTTTATGAGATCAACAGTTTATGTTTCTAATCAAGAGTGGGATGAATTAACATCCAAAAAAGGTGATATGGCTGGAAATGTAATGGAAACTATTCCAGCATCAAAGGCTAGACCTGACAGTGGAATGTAATGGAAAAGAAATTCAATAAATATAAGAAGAGAGGAAAAACTAGAATCAAAAGGATATCAACTGGTGAATATAGTTACAATCCAGTTGCACCATCTGCTAGCTCTACTCTTACTCCAAAGTATAATATCGGTGTTCTTAAAGAAAGTAAATCTGATTATTTATATGATGTTGATATAATCACATCTTTCATGGAGGATATTATTGATTTGGGATTTAGTGTTACTGCATATGCTAATGTTTCTAGAGTGGGTGTAGGTAACTCTCATCAGGAGAGAGGAGACATTTATAAGATAAAGGAGTTTTTAGAGAAAACACCTAGTTGGAGTATTGGAACCATAAGCTACAGTTTAAATATAAACTCTAATAAAAAAGGAATTGATTCATTTCAGATTCTAAAATCCAATTTAGACACATTAAGAGGTAGGTTAGAAGACATGACAAATTGTAGAGTTGATACTTTAATAATTAATTCTGATGTGAAGTACTCAGAGAATTATGTTAGAGGTGAGTATGTTAAGAATGAAAATATGTCCATCCATGCATCTATGACAATAAGTAATATTAAAAGCAAAAGAGATAAAATTAGTAATTTAGAAAACTAATCCTTATATTTGTAATATATACAGTATGAAATTTAATCAAAATATAGTGGTTGTCAACGTATCAGTCTGATATGTTGGATAACTATTGCTAAATTAACCCGAACCCGACATATCAAAATATGTCGGGTTTTTTATTTTTAAAAATTAACAAAAACATTATGAAAAAAAACTACTTAATCGACACACCACCGCCGACCATAAGCGGTAACCTTCACATAGGACACATATTTTCCTACACACAAGGTGACATTATGGCAAGATACCAAAGATACCTTGGTAAGGATTTAATCTATCCATTTTGCTTTGATAATAATGGTATACCAACTGGTAAATTAGCATCCAATAAAGGAATAAAAGGAACAGAAAATATAATCAACTTCTCAATCGAAAAGTCAAAAGACTATTTACAAACATTTAATCAGTGTAGTATAGAATTTGGTACACAATCTTATCACACATATGATGAACAATCAATAAAAATAGCTTATGATGCTTTTGAACTATTAAAAAGTAAAGGAATTGCATACAAAGCAACAACGGAATATCTATGGTCTGAAAAACTTAAAACATCAATATCACAGTCTGAAATAGATGACAATGGTATTATAGAAAGAACAGGAGAGAAGTCCATAATTAAAATTGGTGAAGGTTGGTTCATTGATATTAAAAGTCATTTACCAAAGATAAAAGAAATGATAGACCAAATTGAATGGAGACCACTTACATATAAGAAAAGAGCAGATGATTGGATAGAACAAATACAGTGGGATTGGTCAATATCAAGAGAAAGAAACTTTGGTATACCAATACCTGGTGAAGAAAACATGACTTTTGATACTTGGTTCATCTCAGCATTGACGCCGCAACTTGCTTGGTCATCACATATTGGATATCCATCTTTATCTTGTCCAATATTTGATATGAGATTTCAATCACATGATATTATAAGAACTTGGGCATTTTATACTATTGCTATGTCTTATTTTATAAATGGTCAAATTCCTTGGAAGACAATTATGATAACTGGTCATACGTTAGATGGTAATGGAGATAAATTTAGTAAGTCATCTGGTAATGCAACTCCCCCAAAACCATTATTGGATAAACATGGTTCTAATGGTATTAGATATTGGTCTTCTTCAAATACATTGGGTCTTGATACAAAGATAGACGAGAATAAGATGAAGATGGGTTGGAGAATGTCTAATAAGTTCAAAAATGCTAAGAAGTTTATACAGATGCAAATTGAAAATGGGTGGATTGGTGAAGATGACTCATTAATGGAAATTTGGTATGATTATAAGACACAAATATTAAATGCGTTTGAATCTATGGAATTTAATATTGCAAATGACTTAATCTATAAATTCTTTTGGAATATATTTTGTGATGAGTGGATAGAGATTTCTAAAAAAGATCCAAAGTCTACCACACTGAAAAAGATTATAGATGAACTTGAGCCAATATTTGATATTATTTATGGTGATTAAACTTTTTTCCTTTTTGATATAAAAGATATATCGTGTTGAAAAAGTGACATCAAATAACTTTGGCACGATATTTGATATAGTAAATCAAAAAAATAATTTAATATGGCAAAAGATGTAATAATAGGAATTGACTTAGGAACAACAAACTCTTGTGTTGCTGTGGTCGAAGGCGGTGAGCCAGTTGTTATTGCTAACTCTGAAGGTAAGAGAACAACACCATCGGTAGTTGGTTTCACAGATAGTGATAGAAAAATTGGTGACCCTGCTAAACGTCAGGCGGTAACTAACCCAAAAAATACAGTTTACTCAATAAAGAGATTTATTGGTAAAGATTTCTCTGTTTGTACAGATGAGGTTAAAAGAGTACCTTATGAAGTAGTTAAATCTGGTTCTAACGTACCATCTGTTAGAATTGGAGATAGAAACTATACCCCACAAGAAATATCAGCTATGATTCTTCAGAAAATGAAGAAAACTGCTGAAGATTTCTTAGGTCAAGAAGTAAAAAGAGCAGTTATTACTGTTCCTGCATACTTCGGTGATGCTGAAAGAACTGCAACAATTGAGGCAGGTGAAATCGCTGGACTTAAAGTTGAGCGTATCATCAATGAACCAACTGCTGCGGCTTTAGCATATGGTCTTGATAAGAAGAATCAAGATCAAAAGATTATCGTATATGACCTAGGTGGTGGTACATTCGATATATCTGTATTAGAAATTGGTGATGGTGTATTTGAAGTTAAATCTACCGATGGTGATACTCACTTAGGTGGTGATGACTTCGATAACTCTATCATCACTTGGATGGTCGATGAGTTTAAATCTGAGCACTCTATGGACTTATCAAAGGATGCAATGGCTTTACAACGTCTTAAAGACGCTGCTGAAAAAGCTAAGATTGAATTATCTTCTACAACACAGACAGAAATCAATCTACCTTACATTACCGCAAAAGATGGAATGCCTTTACACTTTGTAAAGACATTAACAAGAGCTAAGTTTGACCAAATGACATCATTCTTAGTTGATAAGACTATAAAGTGTTGTCAATCAGCTCTTAAGAATGCGGGTATTAAAAACTCAGATATTGATGAAGTTATTCTTGTTGGTGGTTCTACAAGAATCCCAGCTGTTCAAGAAGCAGTTGAGAAGTTCTTCAATAAAAAGCCTAACAAGTCTGTAAATCCTGATGAGGTTGTCGCAATCGGTGCCTCTATACAAGGAGCAGTTTTAACTGGTAGTATTACAGACGTATTACTTCTTGACGTTACTCCACTTTCACTTGGTATTGAAACTATGGGTGGGGTTATGACTAAATTAATTGAAGCTAATACCACAATTCCGACCCGTAAGTCAGAAACATTTTCAACAGCTTCAGATAATCAACCATCTGTTGAGATTCACGTTCTTCAAGGTGAGAGACCTATGGCAAGAGACAATAGACCTTTAGGTAGATTCCACTTGGATGGTATAATGCCAGCTCCTCGTGGTATTCCACAAATCGAAGTTACATTCGATATTGATGCTAATGGTATACTTTCTGTGTCTGCTAAAGATAAAGCTACAGGTAAGGAGAACAAAATTAGAATCGAAGGTGGTTCTCAGTTATCTAAGGATGAAATCCAAAGAATGAAGGAAGAGGCAGAAGCAAATGCTGAGTCTGATAGACTTGAAAAAGAAAAGGCAGACAAAGTTAATCAAGCTGATTCTCTTATTTTCCAAACTGAAAAACAAATGAAAGAGTTCTCTGACAAATTGACAGAGGATGATAGAAAGAACCTACAAAGTGCTTTAGATGAGTTGAGAAAAGCCCATTCTTCTAAGGAGGTTAGTCAAATTGATGAATCTTCTAAGAAGTTAAATGATACTTGGGCAGCTATAAGCACAAGATTGTATCAACAACAATCTAATGAATCTAACAACACCGATAGTAATAGTGGTAATGAAGACGGTGATGTACAAGACACTTCTTACGAAGAAGTGAAATAAATAAAAACCCAGTCATTGACTGGGTTTTTTATTAAAATCTATAAGCATATGGGAAAATGGGTATTTGTATGTAAAGTTTGGCAAAATTTCACTTATGGTAAAGTATATGAAGGTGAACTCGAGCCATTTAATGATTCAATATTAAATGTTCCTAATGATAAAGGAGAATTATGCCAACCATCTCTATATGGGATTGAGGAATGTGGTGATTATAAGTCTGTTGTTAGAAGATACGGTGCGGCTTATAGAAAAGTACCATATTTTGTGACATTGGAAGAATGGAGAGAATCTAAAATAAACGAAATAATTGAAGATGAAGATTAATAATTATATAAAAAGCTTATCTATGAAGGATAAGAAAACACTTTCTCAGAAAGGGTTGAAGTTAGCCGAAGAAGTTGGTGAATTAGCAAAGGCTATATTACCTTATGATTCAGCACATGGGACTAATCATAGATTTATTGATAGAGAAAAGATATTAGAGGAGGTTGTAGATGTTTATTTAACAAACATATCAATTGCTCACTCACTTGGTTTCTCCGATGAGGAATTTAATGATATGCTCATTAAGAAATCTGAAAAATGGAACGAATTGCAATCCAGAGAAGAAAAGGCAGAGTTTCCATTACCATTTGAAATACACATTACTGTTGAGGTCAGTGGTGATAATTTTGATTTAGAATATATGGATGGTAGTTTGGATTATTTCAAACAGTGTTGTGGGATAATTGGTGTGAAACCAGTTGTTATAGACTTAGAAATAAATGGTGAGTCACCTATGAAAGATATTATGACAAGCTCAAAACATTTTGGTGATAACAGAAGTGCATATGAAGAATCTGAGCGTATCAGTGATGAGTTGGGTAAGATGGGTTATAAAGTAGTAAGAAAGAAAATAGAGACTGTACCTTGGCATCCTGGTGCACCAGTTATATCAACTGGTAAAGATATACCAAATGGATGTTATTTTGAATCACATATTGGCGTTATTATTACACCAGGTAGAGAAAAGGATAATCTAAACGATTTTGTTAATATTACTCTTAGTGATAGTTCTATTATCGAACTATGGGGTACTGCTAAACTTTCTCAAAACTTCTTCAAGAAGTCAAAAAACGGTGATAAGTTTGTTAATATGTTAACATATAGATGTAATAGAATAGGAGCACCTACATTCAAATTACAAGTTGAGTCAATAAAAGAATTACTCAATCAATATGGGTATGAATTTGAAAAAGTAGAGGTAGAATATGCAATCTATGATACAAATGTCACACATGATGCAAAATGGATAACTGGATAATAGTTGATAGAATAAAAAGAGGCATTCTGTATTATAATATCGGGGATGAGGTTGTCCTTTTCAGAAGGAAGGGAAAATACCCAAAGGATATAGATGATAAACAAACCTATACTATTACTGATATACAGGGAGACTTCTTAATTGTTAATAAAAAGTCATTAAATGGAATGGGTTGGATGGCACCTATAAAGGTACATAAGACTTATATGGTTCCGAAATATGGGATCAGAGATATTAAAATTGATATTTTATTCCGGTAGACGAAACATTTCTCGTCTGACAGATATAATTAAAAAATAAAGCATATATGGATATTGCAAAAAAATTGAACCGTGACTACTACATTAAAATGAGAATTAAGGGGTATTCACACGAATCATTAACATCAAAGGTTTTTCCACCAGAAAGAACAGAGAAATTTGTTAGTGATGTTGAAGATTTGAAAGATGTTGACTTTACAAAGAATGTTGACATAGATCAATTAGTTAATGGAATTAAAAAAGAAAATAAGACTTCAAGTAAAAAGAAGTCTCAAAAAATATAATAATAAATGGCTAAATTAGTACTTACCCAGATAATGAAGAATGAGTCACACGTTGTAACCCGAATGTTAGACTCGATAAAATCTATCGTTGATATAGTAGTTATGATTGATACTGGATCAACCGACAACACAATAGAGGTTGTTAAAAAATGGGGTGAAAATAATAATATCGAAACTCACGTCTTTGAAAGACCATTTGATAATTTCGAGGCATCTAGAAATTACTCAATAGAAATGGCAAGACAAGTCACCAAAAATAGAGGAAATGACTATTGGGGATTCTGGCTTGATTGTGATGAGCAATTAGTTGTTGATCCAAAAGTTTTTGATAAATCAAAAATCAATAAAGACCTTTATATGTTTAACACATATATCGGTACAATGAAATATACAAGAAACGAATGCTACAAAATTGATAAGGCATTTAGATTCTATGGTCCTGTTCATGAATTCATCGTATGTGATGATAAAACTATCACATCTGGATTGATGGAAGGATTACACGTTAATGTGCAAATGGATGGTGGTTCTTGGAAAGGTAATATTCCTGAGAAGTATAAATCACACGCATTTGTTCTTGAAAAATATATTGACGCAAATCGTCAAGATCCAAGATGGATATTCTATACAGCTCAATCGTACCACGATTCTGCTTCAATTCCTGATAACAGAGAAGAAAACGAAGAAAGATTAAGAAGAGCTATTAAGTATTACAAAGAAAGAGTTAATAGAAATGATGGATATGTTGAGGAGATATTCTATTCACAATATAGAATTGGTACAATAATGAAAGTTATTGAGTCTCCTTGGTCAGAAACACATCAAGAATTACTTAAAGCTTACGCATTAGACCCATTAAGAGGTGAACCAATCAAGGCAATAATTGATTACTACTTACAAGTTGGTGAGTGGAACAATGCTTACCTATACAGTAAGTTTGCAAAGGTTAACTTCCACGGTAAGAATCCTTATCCACAAAGATTATTATTCGTTGATGAGTCTTTATACATTTGGAAATTCACAGAAGTACACGCTGCTGCTTGTTTCTACACTGGTAGAATGGATGAAGCTAAGGCAAACTATCAAGAAATGGTTAGATTGACAAAAACACATCCTCAGTACTTTACTCCGGATGACTTGAATAAAATAGCTATGAACGGTCAGTTTTTTAACAAATGATAACTAATAAAAAAATAGGTCATTTTATACGAAAGTATGCATGGTCTTTCTGGTTAGGTATTATGACTACTTCCTTTGGTGTGTCTGTGGCTGATCTAAAGTGGTGGATATATGTTGTTCCACTATGTCTTTTACTTGGTATATCAGAAAAACAAGCTTTGGAAGACCAAAAAAATGAGTTGACTAAGAATGATAAACCTAATAGCAGCGGTTTCTAAAAATTGGGTTATTGGTAACAATAATACTTTAATATGGAAACTACCAGCAGACTTAAAGAGATTTAAGGAGATAACAAGTGGTCACCCAGTTATAATGGGTAGAAAAACCTACGAATCAATTGGTAGACCACTTCCTAATAGGAGAAATATAATAATAACAAGAGATGTTAATTATTCGGTTGATGGGTGTGAAGTAACACACTCATTAACTGATGCTCTGGAGTTAGTAAAAGACTCTGAGGTATTTATAATTGGAGGTGGTGAAATATATCAACAATCTATGAGTATTGCTGATAGAATCTACCTTACAATAGTACATGAGAATTTCAATGGTGATACTTATTTCCCAGAAATAGGAGATGAGTGGATAAAAGTTAAGAGGGAAGATCATCAACCTGATGAAAAAAATCAATACAAATACTCTTTCATAGATTATGAAAAATACACATTCTAAACACAAAGGTAAACTAATTACATTTATTGGTGCTCCAAGTTCTGGTAAATCAACACTTGCTTCACAAGTACATACTGAGATGAAGAAACTTGGAAAAAACTCTGTGTTTGTTGGAGAAGCGGCTACTGATTTTATAGCTGAGTATGGTACTCCCAATTCACCATCAGACCAGATGGTTATCTTCTATAAACAATTAGAAAGAGAGAGAATGTTTTTAGATTCTAAGGATTATGTAATATGTGATTCTAGTTCAATTTTGAATTACTTTTACTTTAGAACATTATTTCCTATGAGTCTATCTAATAAAGATATTGCTACGATAAATCATTTACAAAAAGAGATATTGAAGACAATAAACTCTTGGGACTACATATTCTATGTTCCTCCTATTGATACGAATGTAGATGATGGTATTCGTTTTCACAATAAAGAACAAATATCAAAGATTGATAGATGGATTAAATCATATTTAGAGATGGAGAATATTTATCACGTAGATTTGTCCAGATACAATTTATCTCAACGTGTTGATGAAGTTGTGAAAATAATCGGTAGGTAATCAATATTCAACTTTATGTCTTTTAACATCTCTATTAACCTTACTACAAAGTGGTTGTAGATTAGTGTAGTGATTTAGTCTGTATATTTCTTCCTCATTACTTGCTGAGGAAGTAGGAACAATATGATCAATATCCCACCCATAATTAAATTCACCATTATATCTACCATAGTTTTCCCAATTCATCCATGGTTCAAATTTGGATTCTAAATATTTTAGAAAATCACTGAGTGAGATACCAATTATATCCTCTGTTTTTTTAGATTTAGTAAGACCTTTTTTCTTTATTGAATTTCGGATTAAACCCCTTAGATTTTCTTTGAGTCTAAATAAATTATTAGTTGAGAAATAGAATTTAGACCTTTCTATATTTTTCCTAATAATAGATTCTCTATTATTTTGGTAATACTCTGCCTTCTGTGACAATAATCTGTCCTTGTTTTTCTCCCTATATTGTTTTTTCTTTAAAGAAAGCTCCTCTTTATTATTGATCCAATAATTATAATTTAAAATTTTAGCCTTTTCTTTAGAAGATTCTTTAGATTGGTATTTCTTAGTGGCATCTTTGGTCTTTTTGTTATGACACTTTTTACAGTTTTTTCTTAAACCATTGGGTGAGTCACTTCTTTTGTAAAACTCAGATGAATCTTTTTCCTCACCACAATCAACACATTTAACCAACATTTACTTACTTAGTAGCTTTATTAAGTCTTCTGTAATTTTAGTTATAAGTTTTTTACCACCAATATCAACAATTGGGATATTTCGAATCATTGAGTATTTATCATTACCATCAACTGACATTTTAGATATAGACTCACATATAGATTTATTACCCTTGTTCTTAGATATATAATATGATTTTAATTCATTTACGAATTTAGCCAAATCAACACCTTCTTTATAGTTATACTTAACCATTTGAAGTTCATTATCCTTCTCAACCATTATATACCAAATAGATTTCTTAGAAACTTTAACATTTTCTAAGAAGTTATAAGCCTTTGATGCTTTAACATTTCTAGGGAATTTTGCAACTTTACCATAAGTCTCAACCTTAGACTCATTCGACTCTTCATCATTTTCAAAATCATCATCAGATGGTAAATCGATATCCTGATCTTGAGGAATCATATCCTTTCTAGATTTAGGCTTTTCAATCTTCTTAGAGTCTTTAGGCAAATTTGGATTCATAGGAATATCGGAATCCTTATCTGGTTGAATTGATGGTTTTACTTCCTCTACTTCTTTTTTCCCAGATTTTATGTCTGAGAACTTCTTGAATCCGGATATTCTTTTATCTGCCATAGTTTTGAAATACTTGTTTGTTTATTTATATATTAATAAATAATATTGGTTTTTTTAATTCTATTAATTTTTAACCATTATGTTTATAATAATACTTATCAACGATGTAATTTTTGAAATTTTTCATAACATTCATCTGATCAAAAACGATACTCGTTAATCCTTGTAACTTATTTAAGAACCCATTCATTATATCATTCTCATACATATATGGAGATAATGACTTATTTAAAATAGACTTCTCATAATCAACATATTCATTGTTTGTGTCATGTCTATGTTTCATGTAGTTTATTTCTGGGAGTTGTCTTCTATTATATAACATATTCTATATATTTTTAAGCCGATGGTCTGTTTTTAGCATCAATTGTACCTTTCTTGATTATATTAACCGACTTCAATCCTTTATCATCAATATTGTCTGAGTAGTACACATTATTTCTATCATACCAACCACCTCTAACAACAGGTATTTCACTTGGATCGAAAATTATATCACCTAAAACTGGATCTAATCCAGCAGTTTGTTTAGGGTTATAACTTGGGTCTACCTTTTGTGCTGATATATCTGTGTTAAATCTAGATGCAAACTTATTTAATTTGTTCTTCATCTTTGTTTTATTTTGTCTGTGGTAGTCTTCGTTCTTCTTACAAACAAATTGAATATCAACAGAGTGTATATCTGGTATTGATGCAATTTCTTTTATTAAATCTACTTTAGGAACTCTATCTATTCTACTAAAATTTAAGAAGTATTCAGATATTTTATCAAGTATTTGTGCATTAACAGAATCATCTGTTGCGTCTGAGTATGTTATAACGAATACATTCATTATGTAGTATGATAAAGTTGGTGAACTTATTTTATACTTCTTTGTTAGTTGTATATTTCCACCAGTTCTTAAATATTTGTCTATTTTAGACTTCTCATAGTCATCCAATTCAAAAGCTCTTATATCAATTGTAAAATAGTCAGCATTTTGATTCTTGAATAGTTTTATATTAGGAGTCGCTACCACATAAACAGTACCATTAGTTTCATATGCGTTAACGTGTGAGAATACTCCAAGTTTTTTAATCTCATATGCGTATTGTTGTGGTAAACCTAAAACGAAGTTATTACTTGCTATAGGTAAAATATTTTTTGTGAAAAGTAGATTTTCCTTATCTGCTCCGAAATTTATATCTGTGTAGATGTCGATATTGAATACTTTAGAAGCATCAATTGAGTTACCAAACCCATCAATTGCATCTGTTATGAATGACCAATCATTTGGTGTTCTTCTGAAAATGTTACCAAAGGATCCATCAGTTATTATATAATTAACTTGTATAACTGATCCAATTGGAGGAACTGCTCCGAAACCTGAGTTACCAAAAATTATATCTATACCACCATTAAATCCCGTTCTAACAACACATGCTTGTTCATCAGGTAGTAACTCATACATATGCTTTTTTATTGGCCAGTAGTCTCCGTTTACTAAAACTTCAACATTAAAATTCTCAATATCTTTTTGACCAGCTAATGCAACTTGGTAAGTTTGTAGTATCTCACCTGTTCCAGTAAATATTGTTCTATCCCACTTACCTTGTACTATCGGTAAAAAGAATTGGAAGTTTGGAGATATTTTATGTGTTACTTTATCACTTCCGATGTTTACTGAATATTCAAGAGAGTTTGTCTTGTTCTTCATTGCAGTTCTATTATAGAAAGTGATTCTACCACCTGGTATCTCTTTATCTAAGTCAATGTTTGTCTTTAATGTCAATTTAAGTGTACCTGTAGCACTTATTCCTCTTCCAGGATTGTGTCCTGCAAAGATTGCAGCATTTCTTATTATCCTTTCGTTAAGTGCATTTGGATCACTTAAGTCGAATTGATTTATGGCATTTTTAAGATATAAAAATGAAAGTTGGTGTAGATTCTGTAAAACAGTTAGTATCTGACCATATGGTGAAGCTGGTGAAAATAAAACACCTGCTTTGTTATGTTCAGTTTTTAGAAATTTCTCAATTTCAAATTTTATATTCTGATATGTTATTTCAACAAATTTCAATGCCATATACTAATTAGTTATTTTGTCCACCGATTTCAGATAGATATTCCTTATTAAATCTTTTATTTGAAATCACATCATTGATGTGCTCGTGTATATTATCAACACTAGATACTCTTTCTACTAAATCTGAGTTTTCATTTAATGGGTTTGCATAGTATGACCATTTGAAAACTGGAGATTCTAAATCTTTTTTAGATATAATCACCTTCATGTTCATATTATCTTTAATTGCATTTACCTCAAAGTAATTACCAAATTGTTGGTTTGACTTCTCCTCTATTTTAACATCACCTAATGGTAATAGATTACCATGAATCTTATTTATGTTGTATCTAACGTTACTCATTACGAAAAATATTTTATTGTATATATAAAATTATTAGTTTGTTCGTTGATATTTTGGGAGAAATAAAACCATCAGCATCATTTTAATAATCTAAAATAAATATATACTTTACAAAAGTTTCTTTATATGATGGAATTAAAAGATATCACTTCTATTATTGATAAGTATGGTGCCAAAGGTGCGATATTTATACTAATTTTATTTGGCATAGTATCAGCTGTTAGGAGTAAATGGTTTGGTAAGATAATGTCTAAGGCTTCGGATAGGTTCGTTGAAAAATTCATGAAGAGTAAGACAAAAGATATAAACAGTCAGGTTAAAATGATTACCGAGTCTGATATAACAAATCACGACATATTCAATTACATTGATTTTTGGATGTACTCTAAAGTACCAACATTTCAATTCTCAACTGAATATAGAACTGTTGTATTTAGAAAATACCTAACAATATATCTAAGAAGCTACAAAAGAAATATTTCTGACTTTGTATCTAAAAAAGAATACCAAACAATGGATGATTCACAGGTTTGGAAATCTTTACTTGACCTAATCAATAGAATCATATATACATATGAAAGAGAGATGGAAGAGGTTGGTATACCTAAGATAGTTATTGAGAAAATGAAAACTAAAAACAATGATACAATATCATTGACAATCGATTTGATTGAGGGTATATGTAATTCTCAATTCTATTCATCTGATAAGAACCTTCTTAAATTATACTCGATATTAAATATTTTATTATCTATTCTTGAAAACACAATATCAAATTCTGAGCACATTTGTAATTCAATAAATGGTCAGTTAAAAGGTCTAACATTTGAAGGAAAAACAGAACCATAATATGAAATACATTAGGAAGTTCAATGAGTCTGAGTCCAAATGTCCTACTTGTAAAGGTAGTGGTGAGGTAAACTACGAAATGAATATGTGGGGACAAATTGGTACTAAGAAATGTGAAATGTGTGATGGTACTGGAGAGTCAACAGTTTATGACTTAAATTCTAAATTAGAAAAGTTTGCAGATGATGCTGAATCAGAATTCAGAGATATGATACTTCAATTAGACCTCAATAAGAAGATGTTTGATTATTCTGAATTACATATAGATTCATATTGGAACAGATACTCTGAAAATAAGGATGATGTTGAGTCACTTTCACTTGAGTCACGAATTAAAAAGTCAACAACAATAACTAGTGATATTATTAAGACAATTTCTGAAAAATATTATAGTTATGAGTTTTACTATGATTCTAATGGTGAGCTGACTCTAATTGTAAAGAAACTATTCTAATACATTAGTTCGTAAACCTCATCTGCTGTAAACTCCGGATCTGTTATCCTTAAATCATAATCAGATAATCCTTTGAAATCAATATCATCTGAATCAAGTCTTCTTGATATTGAATCATTCTTATCTTTCCTTTTGAATAATCTACTTTCTCTGATACCTCTATCGATATCGAGATACACTACAAAGCATCTTTTTCTATCTTCTTTTAGTAAATTACTATACTCACCTGGAGTCATTATAAATACTTGACCTTTTTCAAATTCTTCTTTTGTTAGACCATAGTACCATTTTTCTGGATCTGAGTTTTCTGGAGTTACTATAAATTCTTGGTAAGCAAAGAATTTATTTTCATTTATTAAGTTAGTGAATTTTTCAGTAGATATAAAATCATAGGTGATTCCTTGTTGTTCAAATTTTCTTTGAGGTCTAGTTGTTGTTTTTAGACCAGCTACTAATCCTTTCTCAACAAGTTTCCTCATTAAGAAGTCTTTTCCTGAACCACTAGGACCAATTATTATGCATTTTTCATGCTTCATTTGGTATTTTAATTTTATATTTATATCATTATAGGTCAATTTGTTTATATCTCCAATAGAAACCACCAGCTCTCCTATTAATATTTTTACAACAAAATAAAATATTTGAAGAATTGACACCCACATGAATTGCCGCATCTTTAAGTGATTTAAATATTGCAATTAGATTCAAATTTTCATCATACTGATACACTGTTTTTCCTATTTTATCTTTTCTTGTCATGTCTATTTTCATCAATTCAGTGCCATCATCGTACTTCCAAATAAATTTCCTATGATGTTTCCTTTTCCCAGTTAAACAATTCGATATTTTGGCATAACTAAAATATCCGTTACTTTCCAAAACCGCATCCTTTACACATTTATACTTTTTTACTAAATTATAATTTAAATCATACTGTTCTATTGCTTTGTAGCTATGTGTATTTGGTATTCCAATGAGTTTGTTTCTTATTTTATTTTTTGTTGACTCGCTGCATTTTACACCCTTATTATGTGGAATATTACCATTTTTCCAAGTATGATTATTACCAATGCTCAATCCATCTCCACCACTTGTGTAGTTGACCAACTTAAATCCATATGACTTATAAAGTGATATGTAAAAACATTCCCAGAAAACCCATTCTTCTAAATTTACCTCATCTATTACTAATAGTTCAGGTCTATATCCATTTGATCTTAGCTGGTTTATCCAGTTCCTCTTATGAGTATTTTTATCACGAGCGGAATTGAAGTGATTCTTATATCTATTTAATGGATTATTTGACTTGCCGATATATTTAATATTATTATCTCTCGGATCTATTAGAGCATAAATAAATGTTGTTTTCATAATTTATATATTAAGATATGAAACACATTTTCCTAAAAAAATTATCTTTTGATAGTATTGATGTCATCCTTTTTGAAATCATCAAAATTCATGACTCTCTTCTTTTTCTCTTTATCTGATGTATCTGTGTAGTTCTGTCTTTGAGAAAGAGCATTTTTCAATCCTTGAAGTGCTTTAAGAGTCATTCTCTTTTTTCTGGATTTCTTACCAGTTCTACTGCCATGACTTGTCCCCATTTGAGCTGGGGCTTTTTGAAATACTCTATTGGAACCACCTGGGTTATAAGGCATTGATACATCACCAGATCCAAGTGTTCCACCATGACTAGCCCAATTTGTACCAATTGTAGCACCTGCTAATCCAGATGGTTGTGAGGAAACAACAGCCCCCATGCCACCAGATGGACCTCCAGTTGCGGAAGTGTCTTCTAATATCATTCTTTCTTTTTCAGATATAGCATTACATACTTCTACCATTAGAGGATCATTTTGCATTCCCTCTCTTATAAGTCTCTTTTTGATAAGATATAATTCAACAATTGGTAGATTTATCATAATCTATATATTATATTTTTTTCTTGTTCATTGTAATGGTATAACCATTTTTCTTAACCCATTCTGATACCTCAGAAATATTACTACCTTGTCTAAATTCATAGAAGTATGAGTCCATGTTTGTTACGATATCCATTATCTTACCTTTCATCGGTGTATAATAAACTATCATTTCAAATTTCCTTTTCTTAGAAAGAAATCCTGGTTTATACTCACCTTCAATTACCATTTGGTTTAGCATTCTGAAGTAAGATGGTTTTTCTGAACCCATAAAATCTTTATATGTTTTTACTTTTCTATCGCTCATATTTTTAAACAAGTCTTTGACTTAATTATATATAAATTATCGAATATTAAAAAGTCCAAATGGATAAAATAAAGCAATTAGAAATAAAGAAACTTCTAAAGGAATTAGACTACGTTGAATCTGATTTTGAGTATAAATCAGAGATAATATCTGAGAACGATAGTAAATTCATGCAAGATGTTAATAAGTTTTTGGAAAAACATCCAAATCTAAAAGAGATGTTTGATAAAAAAATTAATGATAAGATACAAGACATCTTAAATAAGAACAAAAAGAATGATAATACAGATATAATAAAAAGAGAAGAAGAAGATGTTATTGACACCGAGGATACTAGAACAGATAGCGATAGTGACAAAAATGATGCACAGGAAGGAGCTGAGAAAGAAGAAGATATCCAAAGTGCTGAAGAAGATGAAATTAAAGAGAATATAAAGTCTCCGAAGATTAAGAAACTATACAGAGAGATAGTTAAATTGACACATCCAGATAGAGTAAAAAACAAAAGGTTAAATGACTTATATCTAAAAGCAACAGACTTCTATGATAAGAATGATATTGCTGGTATCTATGATATTTGTAGTGAACTGAAGATAGAATATGATATGGATGAAGAAGATGCAGTCAATATCATGATTAAAATTAAAACACTAAAAGATAGAATTGGATTTGTTGAATCAACATTTACATGGAAATGGCATTACTGTAAAACAGACCAAGAAAGAGACCAACTCATATATCTTTATATAAGGACACAAATACAATAAAAAACCCTCTCAATTGAGAGGGTTTTTAATTATTAGAATGTTTTAGTTAAATAATGAACAACTATATCATCTGTTGGGTCTAATTTGAAACCTAAAACAAAAGGATTCAAATATAAAACTGAACTTGTACCAACTGTTGTAGTACCAGTAACACCACCATCTGTTGAGAAATAAGCTGGTGATGATGAGGTTGCTGAATTTGTTTTCACATATAAACCATTAATGTAAACATGAGGTGCACCATCTGAAGCAGTACTGAATGTATATCCAAGTGCGTTTACTGGAGCATTTACTGTCTTTAAGAAAGTTCCTGTTGGTGAATTAGCGATTGATAATTCTGTTTGGGCACCAACGTTGGATAAATAGCTATCAATTGCTGATAATGCTGATTGAACTGTTGAATTTGTAGCAATATTGGTAATTGGTAGTATTGATGTTGTTAATATAGTTCCAGCATCAGAGAATAAACTGTTACCACTAAATGTGACACCTTTTACTAGACTAACTGAAACTGTAGCACCACCACTACCACTTGTTACATTAATACCACTTCCAGCTTTAACTAATCCTGAAACCGATGAAGTAAAGTTATTAACTTGACCAGAAGTTATCGAAATTGAAACTGCGGTTGCTGCAATTGCTTGACCTTGAGCGTTAAATGTAACAGAAGGTACTGTGTCAGCTGCACCATATGTATTGGCAGTTACCGTAGTATTTGATATTGATACTGTGGCACCACCCCCACCAGCGGTTATGATAGTAATACCTGTGCCTGCCTTAACTAAACCAGATACAGATGCAGTGAAGTTTGATACTTGCCCACTTGTTATAGATATTGATTGAGTAGCAACTGTTGTTAATTGACCTTGTGCGTTAACCGAGAAGGTATTAATCGAACCAGCTGCACCGTATGAACCAGATGTAACACCAGTGTTTGCAATTGAAAATGTAGCAACACCACCAACAGTACTAACTGTTAACCCAGTACTAGCGTTAACTGATGCTATCGACAATCCTTGGACTGAAGCGGTAAAGTTTGAAACCTGGCCACTTGTTATAGATATAGATTGAGTAGCAACTGTTGTCAATTGTCCTTGAGCGTTAACCGAGAAGGTGTTAACTGAACCAGCAGCGCCATATGAACCAGCAGCAACACCAGTGTTTGCGATTGAAACTGTAGCAACACCACCAACTTGCGATACCGTTAATCCTGTACCAGCATTTACAGATGCTATCGACAATCCTTGGACTGAAGCGGTGAAGTTAGAAACCTGACCACTTGTTATCGAAATTGAAACTGCAGTTGCTGCGATTGCTTGTCCTTGAGCATTAAATGTTACAGAAGGAACAGTAGCAGCGTTACCATATGTATTTGCGGTAACTGTTGTGTTTGCAATTGAAACCGTAGCAAATCCACCGACACTTGATACGTTAATACCAGTACCAGCAATTACTTGAGTTGCTAATCCTTGAACTGAAGCGGTGAAGTTTGATACTTGCCCACTTGTTATAGATATAGATTGAGTAGCTACCGATGTTAATTGACCCTGTGCGTTAACCGAGAAGCTATTAACTGAACCAGCAGCGCCATATGAACCAGCAGCAACACCAGTGTTTGCGATTGAAACTGTAGCAGCACCACCTGAGTTACTAACTGATATACCAGTTCCAGCACCAACTAATCCAGTAACGGATGAAGTAAAGTTTGATACTTGCCCACTTGGTATTGATATGGCTACTGATGTAGCAGCAGTTGCTTGACCTTGTGCGTTAAATGTTACTTGAGAAACTGATGATGCTGATCCATAAGTTCCAGCTGTAACACTTGTATTTGCTATGCTAATTGTGTCAGCTGCAACTGATATACCAGTTCCAGCACCCACATCTAAGATACCATTTGTTAATGTTAACCCATTACCAGCAACATAATTTGCTAAAGTTAATTGTGTGGATGAGAATGTTAAACCTCCATTTGGTGATAAATCAATATTAATAGTATTACCAGTGTTTGTTAAACCATCACCCCAGATAAAGTTACCAGCGCCATTAAATTGTGTCCATAATTGTGTATCGTTTCCAGGTGATACGGTAGCACCTGTAGCGTTTGTGTCATATAATACCCAACCTGTTGAACTGAAGGTGGCGCCTCTCTCGACAAATGTATAATTGCCAAGTGAAACCTCATTTGCCGGATCACCATTTGAATCAGATGCTCTTGACCATGTACCTGCACTAACTACATAAATACCATTATTTACAGCACTTGCTTGACCTGCTAATAATACCCTTTTTCCTAATGATGCAGTGATGCCATCAATAACCACTGATGTTCCATTTGGTGTTATGTTGCCTACTGCAACTAAGTAAACTGACTCTTTAGGATCTAATCCGGATGAGAGAGAGTCAGCATATTGTTTTGTTATAAATGCTTGTGGAATATTTGGCACTTCGTAAGCGCCAAGATATGATCCTGTTGCAAATAGGAATGTACCCTGACTACCACTTAAATCCAACTTTAATAAGTCTACCGTTGAATCTTTAAGTTGTTTACCGTTAACTTTACCGTACATAGTTTATTTTTATTTTTGTATTCTATATATTAATTTAGAAATTAAACATTTAATTCTATCCTTATAAAATCATCTATATCGATACTATATCCAAGACTCACTGTATCTATATCAACTGTACTGCTGATTGAATTATATGAATATTTGTATATTAAAATTCCGTTAATAGTAACAGAAATTATATTATCTGCTCTAACAAATGAAGGGACAGATATTGATGGAGATACTACCCCAGTTACCTCCATTATATTGGTTACACCACCAACGAAATTAAATGACCCAACTCTACCTGTATATTTCCAATATTCTACGACTGGTGGATTGATATCATCAATTAGGTCAGTTGGTGAATAAAAAGGAAATCCATTAATGAATGTAACAGTATCACCCTGTATTGCATAACTAGATGTTGAGCAAGTTGTACCTGCTTGTGTTTTTACAACAGCAGAGTAAAATGATCCATATCTTTCAGGAACTATTCTTGTTCTTTCTCCTAAAGTTGTTATAAATTTATATGAATAAGAACTTGGTATGTAAGTTGGTGATGTGTTTGTTGTAAACTCTACAATAGGTGATACTGATGCACTTGCATAAGTACCTGGTATTAGATTACTTTCAACCCATATATCCTCAACTAATACATCCGAAAAATCTACATAATCTCTATCATCTAGATATTTAACAAGTTTCCAAACATTACCATTCCATACCAATACTCTATCTAATAGTGTGTCATAATATATAAGCCCTTTATCCTCTCCGATATTTGGAGTTGGGATGTTTTTATAATCACTATTCTCAAGAAGAACTTGTTTAATTTGGTTCTTATTGAAGTTATGATGAATGTATATTTTCTTCTCAATATTAGACATTATATAATAGTAATTTTAGCTTTTTTATCTGACAATAGTTTTTCAAAATCCTCTTTCCTAAAGTATTTTTTGAAGACATCATTCTCCTTATCTGTGTTTTGAAGCATCCACTCATTACCATTGCTTGTTGTATATATGTAATTCTGGTCACCATCTACAACTTCAATTGTTTTTGATGTTAATTTGTCATAAAACTTTTTAATATCATCATTGACTTTATAAAGTTTAGCTTCCTCCCATTTTTTAGTAGTCTCATTCCAACTTTGGAAAACTATATAAAGTGGATTTTCTAATTCATTACTTTCAGATCCGTATATGAACATAAACTTACAAGGCTTATTTAGAAATGTCTCATAATCATCTGTGTTCTGTATTGATGCTTTCTTAAGAGCAATACTTGCTAATGAGTTAAGGAATTCAACATTATCAGCTAAGTAATCAATATCCATTTTATTTTGGAACTGTTCTTTTGGTAATTTAAATGTGTTGAATATGTCAATTTCTTCTGCTCCGATTGAACTTAATATTGCATCCTGCCACAAATTTAAAGACTCCATTAGCTCTCTAGCTGATGAAAACTGCAAATCAATGACAAGTGATTCTTTGTACTTTTGATAAGATTTTATCCATTTCATAAATCGGCTTAGAAGTTTTAATATATATATTAAAATATCTTTATCGAAATCAATGAAGTGGTTGAGAAATTACAAATTGTTTAAGGAATCTAAGCAAGAGAATTATTCTAATAAGAATCTAATACATGAAATTTGTGTTAGTATGGTTCTTTTAAATAATGGATTCCTGGATAATATATTAGATAGAGGATTGAAAGCGAGATATTCAGAAAACTCACAAATATTTCTAACTGATCTAAAAAATCTACTTCTAGCAAAGAATAGATTACATCTTGGGAAGTTTATAGAAAATAATAAATGTGTTGCTGATGATGAGCTATCAAAGGTAAATGGACTATTTGATTCAGTTGAATTCAGTATTGAAGAAGATTGGGATAAGTTAGTTGCAGCTAGAACTACTGCAAGAAATATAATTGATAAATTAATACCAGATGAGAAACTATCATCTGAAAGAATATCTGCTATCTATTGGATAGGTCCAAATAAGGACAAAGAACACCAAGAGGATATAGTACTTGAAACTGCTGATGGTAAACAATATAGTTTCTTCTTAAATAAGAACCTTAGTTCTCAAAAATCAGCAAGTTTTAACTTATTTGCAGATGATTTAATCGGTCCAAATTTAGATAAACTATTCAAAGAAGAATATTTAAGCAAATGGGATAAATTAACACAAGAATGGGTAAAGCTTGTATATGAAAATGCAAATAAGAACATTCAACAACATATAGAGAAATTTATTGATCCAAAGAGAATTGATACAATTGGTTATTTTGAATACTTTGATATAAGACATAGAGACCCAAGATTCAAATATCTTGGTGAGTTTATAAATGAATTTAATAAGAACATCCTTAAATTCTCAGACCTTATGAGTGAGATTTGGAAGAATAGGGATAACTGTTTTATGGATGTTGAGAGAGTTTTCAAAGAGTGGATGGAAACTAAAGTTTTTATCCTTAATTCAAAAATATTAGAACACCTATTAACTGAATCTCTTAAGTCTACACACGAAGATGATATTATCAAGCAAGATGATGGTTATAAATTAGCTAATGGTACTGTTAAGATGAAACTATTTAAGACAATAGTTGAGAAAATGGATTGTTTAGAGAGACCTGTTTATTATCTTGGTAATAAGGGTGCTCAGTTCTATCAGATACCATCAAGAGAATTCTTCAGAAAGTTCTATGATGAGTTAAATATCAAATTCGACTATCACGTTAAGTTTATAGTCTCTAAAGAAGAAGAGAATAATGACTTTGTGATTAAACTTATATTAGAGATGGACAACGAACCATTGATAAACATGAATATTGTTGTTAAGTTTTCTGGTGGTGAGATGAGTGGTAAGCTTTCGGCTAAATATAAATTTGAATTGGCTGATGATTTTAACTATAAAGTTTCTAAAAAAATGTTAGATCAAGGTGAAGTACATTAAGAAATTCGAGTCCTATGAGACCAAATATGAGTGTACACATTGTCGTTCTTGTTTCACTGCTGATGAGTGGAATGACTATAATAGAACTTACTTAATATCGTTCGGATTTCCTGGATTACCAAAAGCTAAAGAAGATGAAGTTGGTAGATTTGATTGTCCGGAGTGTGGTGAGACATCATCTGCCATTGATATGGAAGAATACTAGTCCAGGAACCCTCTACTTCAAAATATATACCTTAAAATTTTTAAAATTTTAATGGCTCAATTACCAGGGTTATTCCCAATATATCCAGATTCTCCAGTCGGTCCATTCCACGTATCATTATCACTTCCTGCTATACCAAGTGAGATTTCAAAATTATATGGTAGTACATCTAGTGCTATATTACTTGTGCCAAATACTGATTACTTAGTTAAGTTTGTAAATGGTGATTTAGGAATTGCGGATAATCTTAAGAAAAGCATGATGTTAAAGAACATAAATGCTTGTAAAAATGAAGATGTATTTAAGCATTTTGCCAAAATGGTTAAGTTGGATATACCTGATCCATCAAAGTTCAAAACAAAAAATGGATATAGTGTCCCAAAAGGTTTGATATCAGTTGATCCATCAGATGATCTTATGGGTATAAAGGCTATGGAGAAGACAATAATTAAGTCAATCTTTGAAACACAAAAGCCATATGTTGAAATTGCAAAGTTGGTTGTTGAAAATGTTGCAAAGATAGAGGATATCATAGCAAGGATTATGCCATTGTTGACACCAGGTGATGTGGCGACAAAACTAGCCGCAAAATCTGAGAAACCTAAGACGAATGCGGGTATTACGAATGGTAGACCAAAAGCATTGGGTTATAACCAAGGACAAAGTGTAAAGCCAGGTCTTGGTAAATTACAATCACTTGCTAATAAGGGTAAAGTTGTAAAGTTAGACAGAAATGGGAATACAACCACAACACCACCAAGAACTGATCCGTCTGCTGTTAATGTTACTCAACCAGAATCAAACACAAGTGATGCTGTTAGTGGTGAATTTGAAATAATATCAACTGTCTATTCAACAGGTGAGTTTGATCCAAAGGTTGACTATAAATATATCTACAAAGATATAATTGATGATTCAATAACTGATGGTGACTTGGCAGAACCTGGTGATATATCTATTGGTGATGATGATCCATATGCTAAATTAAAACCAAAAAGAGTAATATTTGGTATTTTCAATTCCAAAGGAGAACCATTGAATCCATTTAAGAAATTACAGGCACTTGATGCCTATGGTAATAAAGTGGATACACCATTTTATGCAGCTGATTGGATTACAAGGTCACCTAAGTGGGTATTTCCAAATAATATAAATAATCAAGGAGGGCAATTCTATTGGAATAGATTTGGATCTCCCTACTACTATTGGGAAAGATGGGGAGAGGTTATAAGGTCTCAAACTGAGCCATCTCCTGGTGAAAATAATCCATCCTATACAAAAAAGACATATGAGGATGGTAATAGAAAGGGTGAGTATATAATTGATTATTCTGGTACAAATGAGAAACAAGACTTTATAAATTATTTCACACACTTAGTATCTCTTAAAATAAATTCATCTGATGGATTGGATGCTCAAGAAAAGCAAGATTCAATTAATACTGTTATTAATAAACTATATGAAAAGGATGAGGAGGGAACCATACAAGTTGGACCTTATACACTTGAAAAGACACAAATAGACAACCACTTAGATAACTGTTCTAAGTATGGTGTACTAGGTGGTGCCACATTTATAAATCCAAATAATGGACAACCAATGAGTGTTCCAAGTGCTATGAGATTTCCACTTAAACCAGGTAAATTTAATCTTGGTGGTAATGATGTTTGGATGGATCCTGAATCTGATTATGACTTGAAGATAATAAAAGTTGATTCGGTTCTTGATATAGGATATAATGATGTCCAAGGTGAGCCAGAGGTAAATGCTCAAATATTAAGCTTCATAAAAAATTCAATTTCTATAACTGTAACTGGTGATGATGGTTCTACAAAATTACCATTTAGTATAAGTGTTGCGAAGAATCAAAATGCACCAACAGCATCAGAGAATATAACGGAGTATCAACTCGATAACTGGAATTATGATGATGAAGATGGTTTATTGGGTACAAAAGAACCGAAGATAAACAACCAAAATGTTTATAATATTGAGATGTGGAGATACTCATCAAATCCATTCTTTGTTGGTAAAAGTGAAGTGACATTTCCTATTCAAAATGATACGTATATAGAGATGAAAAATGAGTCCAACTCATCATCATTAATCAATAGTGGATCAGGCGTGGAAGAGACAATAAACACACAGGAGAATTGGACATACATGGAATATAAAAAGACATTTGAGACTAGTACAATAAATGCTATACCTAGTGGGTCAGCATCATTTGTTTATGATGTAGAAGGTGCTCCGGTAAGTGGTGGTGAGATTGTAACTAAAGTTCATATAGGTGCTGATACATTAAACACTAATCAAGTAAATAGAGTTTACAGATGGTATTATAGAAAATCATCTACTGGGATAACTGATTGGTATACGACTCCACCATCAAGTTGGTTTACTGCTAACTTTGAATTGAGTTGGCAGTTATCTGGTAACATATCAACATATCCTAATGGTTCTCTACCACCAACAAAAGTAGTCGATGTTAAAGAATTTAATATTAAGAAAACATTTACTGGTACTGCATCATTTTGGATTTTTGATGACCCAAAACTTAGAAAAGAAACTAGAACATATCAACAGGTTGCAAATGGAGAGAAGACACTTGGAGAGCAATCATTGGTTGAAGTTGTAGATTATAAAGTTAAAAGATGGATAGTCTGGAGACAATCTGTTGGGCTTGGAAGCTCAATTAATAATAAAAATATAATGCCTGCCTATCAGAGAAATAATAATGTTTCACTGTTATATAATACTTTTGGTAATAATCAGACATTAGATACTACATTAACAATTGATAATATTCCGGCTTTTCAAGTTAGGGTAAAAGATACCAGCAAATATGGTAAGATGATTGATCCTAGTAAGATTACTAATAATCATTTAACAAACCCTGAACTTTACTCATCTAGTAAATATGGTGGATCACCTCAGGAAGTTGGATTTCTTAGAAGATATATGAGAACAGAGTTAGATACCGAGACATATTACATAATTGAAGGAATACTTCAAGATGAGAATATACAGAACGGTCCTAATGGAGGCAATCAGAATAATGCTAATCCAAATAATCAAAGTGGTGGTGGAACTGAGTGGTATAGAATGCCTAGTGCTCTTGGTGCTGTTAAGGTTTTCTTATCTATATTATCCGATATTTTTGCCAAACTTATACCAGCCATAAAGAAACTTCTTAATCTATTTAAGAATCCAGCGAAGTTTGTTACTGATATTATTTCGGAAAAGTTAGGAGAAAACTTTTTAATATTCTCACCAGAGGCGATGGCTGTTATGAAACAATTACCAAACATACCAATACCACAAAGAGAAGCATTCGTTAAAAAGTCTGTTCTGAATAATTATATCTCTGTTAATCCTGATGGTAGTTATAGATTTTTACTTGATGGTGCTGGCCTAATGAAGCTACCAATACTTGGTAATACAATTACATTTGGTATGGAGCTAGCTATGCTTAAGCCTATAATAAAATTGATATTCTCCATAGATTTTAATGAGATACCTAATAACTCATTAGATTCATTCTTATCTAAAACGGATTTAGCATACAAGAAGTCACCTATTGATAGCTTGGGTAATATAAATGTCGACCCATCAAACGCTGTTAAGAATACAGTTGTTACTGAGTCAAATGGTAAAGAAAACGTTGAGGAAGTTAGTATAGTTTACTCAACTGGTAAATTTATACAAGGTGTTGACTATCAATACATTTATGTTACTGAGTATGTTAATAAACTAATACAAGAAGCTGATGAGTTGGAGAGAACTAATGATCCTGATAATCTTGAAGAAGCCAAAGCAAAGTTAGACTTGGCATTGAAGTCAGATCCAAATAATCCTGTTATAAAAGCCAAACTCGATGATTTAATTAAGAAGACTAAAAGTTATATACAACCAATACTTAAATTCCTTATTGAGATTGTATCTCTTCCAATAAAAATTATTGCTGGTATAATTCAATGGTTAATGGATTTCTTTCAAAGTTTAAGTAATCCAATGACACTTCCTAGTAAGATGAAGGACTTCATTTCATTTAAATGGATATTAGACTTTGTTAAACCTGATAAATTGTTGGAACTGGCTGGTATAAAATTTGATATTCAAAAATTATTAGATTGGATAAAAAATCTTAAAAATTATCCAGCAGGATATGAGTTTGATTTATCAGAGGTTATAGATATTGCTCTTTTAACAAAAATGCCAAAAGTTAAAAAGGAACAATTTATTGATATGCTTAAGAAGCCATTTAGAATATTGTTCTCAATATTGTGTTTCTTGGAATCACTAATAAATGGTATTATAGATTTTATATGGGCACTTATGGGTATTGAAGTTATAATACCTGCACCACATATAAAATTATGTAGACAATTAAATGATAATTTAACTCCCGAAGATATGATGGATATATTAAATGGTCTAATGAAAGACCAAGGTCCATTGAAAAGTAGTGATATTGGTAATCAAGCTGGCACAGCTGGTGCTGGTGGAAATGGTACAGGTGAAACTTATGATTTTATTTATGATATAAAATTATCAGATGGTAGAACACTTAGAGAGCTTAATGAGGAAGAACTTAGACAGTTCATTGAAGATAACAAGAATATCAGCTTTGACTTCCTTTTCTAAACATTTCTTAATTTGTGGATATAAATAAAAAATAATATTATCATGGGAAATAGTAGACATAGAAAGAACCACAAGAAGAAAGTTCAAGCAAGAAAGAATAAAATTGAACAAGAAAAAAATAGAATGAAGAAACTACAAAGAGAATTTATCATGAATTTGATAAAGAAAGAAGAAGAAAAGGGAATGTTTAAAGATACTCCTTCTATACCACCAGTTGGTCCTGTAGTTGAAGGCCCTATTGTTGATGGACCAGTCATTTAACACTGATGTTAGTAGAGCTTATTTGTTGATGTAGATTTAGTTTTAGATCTTTCAAATAATGCCGATTTAACTTTTTGGGTTAAATATTTTCTAGCTAATTCAGTCTTATCACTTGAAGGACTCTCAATTCTGCATTTGGTGAAATACCAATTTGCGAGTAATATTGAATCTATCTCTTCTTTCATTGATAAAAACTTAATTTTAGTTATATATAAAAACAAAAAAATACTTTTTATATCGTGAGTAAAGCACAACTTAATATAAATATTAATAGAGACGAACCAACATTGAATGATTTCTTATATTGTTGGTCATTATTTGGAACAAGACCGAATAAGATAATACTCTATAACACATACGCCACAAGCGATTTTAATGAAATCATATCAAAATTTACTGTTAGTAAAAATTCACTTACAGAGATAATACCTGATGGTGAAGACTATCTAATAAATGAAAAGGTATTTTTAAAAATATCTGACGAAATCTATATTTCTTTTGTAATTATAGATAGTAGATCCGATAAGTCAATTGTAAATGAGTTATGTTTTATCTATAAAACAGATGACAATATTGCAAAAGTACAAGAAATAATTGACAACCTTAATAATTGTATCGTTGATTTCTGTGAGGAACAAGGAAACAAATTAAACACAATATCAATTACTCAGAATGGACTTGAAGTAGATCCTATTTCTACAATGGAAGTTGATGTCGATAATGTAGAAATGTTTTATAATTCAAAAACATACAAGAAATATAAAAAGACACTAAAGGCAATCAAGAAAAGTAAAAAGGGATTATCTGTATTTTACGGACCAAGAGGTACCGGTAAGACATCGATAATTAATCATTTGGTTAGTTCAGTTGATAGGATAACTATTTTCATACCGAATAATATGATTGATAGTACCATCAATAATCCAGAATTTAAGAGGTTCATTAGAAGGTATCAAAATCCAATATTGATAATAGATGACTGTGAAATGATGTTTAGTGAAACATATAACCGATCTAATATTTTAGTGAATAACTTATTACAATTGATAGATGGATTCTTATCAGACTCAATACAAGCTAACGTCATAACAATATTTAATGTTGATGATGTTGATGAAATTGACCACTCATTATTAGATTGTAATAATTTAATTGATGTTGTGGAATTCAAAAGTTTAACAAGTGATGAATCCAATGAATTAGGTAAATTCTTAGGTAACTCCAAGAAATTTACATCTGACCGAAAGCTAGTGGATGTTGTAAAAAACCGCCAAGAAAAAGAGAATTTCGAGATAGGGTTATAAAAATAATATATAAACAATGATTTCAGAGCTAAAAGATGAGGAAATTTTGGATTTTTTAATGAATTCCGACTTTGATGGTGACTATTCACCTGAGGAGTTAAAATATTTACTAGTTAAGTGGAGATATTTTTATAGATCAATATATTCTAGTATGGGAAGAGTTAAAGATGATAGTAGTGCTGAGGTTTCTAAATTAAACGAAGAAATATCCTTGTTAAAGAATCAAGTAACCCAGTTACAGATTAAAAACCTAAAAGATAGTGAGACATTATCAGCTTTGAAGAAAAGAAAACTTACCATAGGGGAAAGATTTTCTGGAAAAATTAAATTTGATGAAGATGAGAATTCAGGACTTCCGAAAGCTTGAGGAGAACATTAATGGTCAGGATTTCAACAAGAGCTATAAAAACATAAACATAGTGATGTTTGTGTTGTCCATATTTGGACACTTTACATCTATTTTCTTGGCTTATTTTATGTTATCAAAAGTTTTAGCAGCCGCTATGACTGATAATCCTATTGCCGTTTTCATTGCATCTATTATAATATTATCGGGTATTGAATTATTAAAAAGAGATATTTTTGATAAATTTAGTTTTCAATACTTGAAAGTTAGAAACTTTGGTAAGGATGTTATGCCATTATTCCTATTGAGTACTTTGATTATCTCAATCTCATTTTACTCATCAATAAGTGGAGCAGGTGAGTTTTCATCTAAGAGTGCTGAGTTGGAAAACGATAAGAAAACAGTTATACAACAATATAAGGACAGTTTAACAAATGTTTACAATGTAAAAATTGAAGACATCAATAAGGAAATTAAAGTAAATAAGGATAAAATTGACGCCAAAGATAAGGAGCAAACTGAATTGGAGGCTTTCCATCCACTTACATATCAACAAAGAAATAGGGTAAAAGACTTAAAGGATGAGAAAAAATCACTAAAGGATGAGAATGTGAAGTTGGAAGGTGATATTGCAACTGCAAAGACTGAGTTAGACAACCAAATCAAATTAAAAGAAGAGGAACTAACAAAGGAAACTGATTCTAAGAAGGATGATAATAGTAAGAACTCATTACTGTTTGTAATAATATCAACACTTATTGAGATTTCAATCTTAGCTGGTGTTTACTTTAATAAGTATTACAAATTTAGATCATATAAAGAACTTAGAGACAAACTTGAAAGAGACCCTAACTACCAAAAATGGGTTCTATATGAGTCCATATTAACTGTTGTGTATAGTAAAGATAGTAAAGTTAATGATAAACTGCCATCTAATAAGAACATAGTTGATATGTGTAAGCTGAATGATGTTCTTGTTCTACAAAAAGATGTTAATGATTTTATTAGACTAATGATAAATCTAAATATTGTAAAGTCAAGTGGTAGTGCTAGATATATCTCGAAACAAAGAGATGTTGCATTTGATATCCTAAAAGCACACTTTAATATTTCATGAGTTCTTATATAGAAAATAAGATAAAAAACTGTAAGTACCATCAAGGTGATGTCTTGGTATTTATTGGTGGTGAGTCTCCAATAATGGAAGAGAATAAGCACAAAAAGCATTTTGAAATTGGTAAGAGCTACATAGTTAGATCGACATCTATAATCGATTATGAAATCGATGAATTGGACACAAACTATGGTAAAATAGTTATTTACTTTGACAATCATGATTATGCTTGTTTCACAGAATTTGCTGATAGATTTTTTCAAAATATTCAAGAATTCAGAGAAGGTAAACTAAATCTAATTATAAATGACTGATATACTAAAACCACCTACGAATTATACAGGTAGTAAACATAATCTTATAACAGAACTTATTAAATATTTTCCACCTAAAGAAGATGTGAATAAATTTTATGATGTATTCTGTGGAGGTTTATCTGTTTCAATGAATGTTGATTATGATGTTATTATTTCAAATGATGTTATAACGCCACTAATTAACTTTTATCGAAATCTAAAGAGTGCTGCTGATTCACAACTAATGAAGGAGGAAATCAACAAGATAAAATCATATTCTATTAGTAAAACATCACAGGATGATTTTAATTCTATTAGAAAAGATTTTAATCAAACAAAAGACCCTTATTTATTCTTTGCTCTTGTTAGTTCTTGTACTAATAATATGATGAGATTCAATAAAAAAGGCGAGTTTAATCAAACATTCGGTAAAAGAACTATCAATGATAACACAATTGATAAGGTTAGTAAGTACATGGATAGAATGAAAGATAAAAATATAACATTTACCAATGTGAGCTTTGTTGATTTATTATTGGGTGAGATGAAACCAACTAAAGGTGATTTTGTCTATTTAGATCCACCATATTGGATATCTGAAGCTGGATATAATGCTATATGGGATAAAAATTCAGAAAATAAATTATATGATATAATGGAAGATATGGACAGAAATGGTGTTAAATTTTTGATGAGTAATGTTTATGAACATAGAGGTGAAGTTACTCCATATCTAAATAGAATGAAGAAGTGGAATATGGTGGATATCAACTATGATTATGAGAAAGTTGCTAGAAAAAAAGAAAAAGGAGTGACAAAAGAAGTCATGATAATGAATTATTAGTTGAAAAAATTAATATATAAGTAATAAAAATAATAAGTAATATGGAAGTTAAAAAGTATTTTCAGTTCATCAATGAAGCTAAAAAGGATGACGCTAAAGAAGAAATCTTAAAGATGCTTGAAGAAAAGCCAACAGTTAAAATGAGCAATGATAATTGGCCAACTGAAAAGGGCTTATATTCACAATCAGGGTTTATCAGACACTTAAAAGATAAGTACACAAATCATCAAGTATTAAATGCTTTGCATGATATTAAAAATGATAAAAAGATCGGATTAAAACACGTAATGGTTAAAAACTATTACTATAATGAGTCTTACCCATATTACTACCTAGACATAACAGCAGAAGAAGCTAATAAGATTAAAGATTCTTACGAAGAGAAGAATGAAGTTATCAACAAAGATGCAATAGAGAAGAGAAAAGAATCTAAGAAAGCTGCCGCTAAGAAAGTAGCTGAGAAGAAAAAACCAGCGAAGAAAGTACCAGCCAAAAAGGTACCAGCGAAGAAAGTAGCCGCTAAGAAAACTAAGAAATAAACAAAAAACCCACTTTAATCAGTGGGTTTTTTGTTAGGAATAATATCTAAAAAAATATATACTTAAAAAAATAAAAATGTATTATGGAGTATGTAGATAAATACGAACAACTTCTTAAACTTCTGACTGAAGAATGTGAAATAGATGGTAAGAAATTCAATCTAAAAGACGACTTTGAAAAGTTCTTTGTTAAAGGTAATAAGACAGCTGGAACAAGAATAAGAAGAATGATGCAAGAAGTAAAGAAAGTATCTCAAGAAATAAGAAATGATGTTCAAGAGTACAAAGAAAAGATATAAAAAAAGACCGAGATTTAACTCGGTCTTTTTTATTTATAACACTTCATTACATAATTAACACCTGGTCTAACACTCTCCGGGATAAAGTATCCACCATTTCCATCCATCATAGGTTGCCTACCACAACCATATTCAGCAAGTGTATATTCCCAAATTTTTCTATCATCTTTGAATTTTGTTTTCCAAAATTCTCTCATACTATAAATTAGATTAGCAGCGACTCTGACGTTGTTACCTGGTGTATGTTCCGCTGATATATTTAGTTTCTTTCTATATCTTTCATATGTAGAAGGCATAACCTGCATATATCCAAATGCTCCTGATCCTTCCGAGTTTGATATGAATTGGAATTTAGATTCCTTTTCCATTATTCTAAAGAATATTACATATGGTATGTCGTATTTTCTAGCCTCAGATTCCATTAGAAAGAAAATAGAATCAGGTACTTGTCTAAGATTTTCTATATAAGTGATTTTAGACTCATCAATTATCTTAAACTCTAAATATTTCCTAGATTTCATTTCAATAGATAAGTCAGATATTATTTCATTCTTATCTGATATAGAAAAACTAAGCTTTGATATTGTGGAGTCTTTTCCTGATATGACTTCTTTTAAGTCACATATTACATCATTACTAACTACCCTACCAATAAAATAGGATGATGATATGATAAGTAAGAATATCATCAATGATGTTAATGCCCACTTATTCGAGTATAGGACTTTTTTCAAGTTCCAAGAACTACGAAATTCAGGATATAGTATCCAGTTAATTAGAGAGTGTAACTGCCATCTGATTCTGTTCTCAAAGAATTTATTCTTAAAATGAGACATCAGAAGCCAATTATTTATTCGATTCAGTATGTTCTTCATTCTGCTAATATACGAATTTATTACTTTATATCCAAAAATAAAGGAGTTTATTTTAATATATACACTAATAAATAAACTCATTATGAAAAAGTTCAGTAAAATAACAAATCAAAAGGTAAACGAAAAGCCACAAGCTGAAATTGTAATATCTGAACAAGATATGTTCAAAGCTAGTGTACTTAATCTAATGGAAAAACTTTTAACCATACAAACCTATGGTCCAGTAGATAGATATCTTAGAGCTGGTTCGATAAAAATATCTGGCAAAGAGTTATTTGTAGAAGCATTGGTTGACCTTATGAATGACCAATCTCTAAAAGAGAAAGCTAAACTTTTAGAAGGATTAAAGTCTAAGATAAAAGATTGGGAGGCATTAGATAAGGGAATTGATGAAATCAATTCAAAATTGAACGAATCTAATAAGGGTAAGATGTTGAATCATAGAAATAAACTAACAAGTTTATTAAGAATATACAAGGATGATAGAGAAACCTTACTTCAACAAATAGAAGATCAGGCTAGTAAGATAAAGGATGGTGATAAAGCATTCTGGAGAGCTGTTACAGCTGAACAAATGGCGAGTGAGGGTAAATTCCCAAAGGCTGTATTAAAACAAATAGCTGATAAATTTTATTTTAGAGCAAAACAACTTGGTCATAAGAGATGAATAAAGTAGAATATAAATTCGATCTAATAAATGAAATAACTGAACAATCAATACTGGGTCAACTAGCTGATTCACATTTTGTGTATGGCAATCCAGCTGTAATTGAAAGTGTTGAAGTGATAAAAGTAAACTCTGTTATATCTAAAATTAGAGATAGAAAAGAGTATCAATTAAATCCACACAGGATAATAGTTAAACAAAATGATTGTAAGAACATTATTATTTCAGATGAAATAGAATGTGAGACAATATCAATTAATAAATTAATATGTTGTGAGATATCCGAAAATGTTAATTTAACCTTTCTTAACTTTTTGAGAGAACACTCTGAGAATTTAAAAGATATTAAGTATTATAATAGAGGTATTATAAAAAACATTCTATCTAATAGAAATCCAGATAATTTAATATCAGATATATCGAAATACACTAATGGTTATAATTGGATAATGATACCTGAATCAATATTTAACGAAATATCTAACAGTAAAAATATTGAATTAGTCAGCAATAAAAGTAAATCTATAATAAAATTAGTTGCTAAACTAAATGAAATAAACATATACGTCAATCCTTTATTACAAAATGAAGTTTACATTGGTAAATTGGATTCTGTATCATCTATCTTTAATAAGAACCTTAAAATAGAAAACTGTCCACACGGTTTATACGATGAAGGTATTAAGATAACAACAGAATACGCGTTCATTCACAAGAATAATATTAGGAGAATACTGGTTAAATAATAAATGGAACTAACAGATAAACAACTGGATATACTTTACCAAATAGCTGAAGTACATTTAGAGTGGTTTAAGATATACAGTGACGAGCCACCAAAATACGAAGACGTATTAAAACTAAATCATCAAAAGTTAATGGATATATCAGATTCTTGTGAAGACTTAGAATAGAATCTGTTGGATCTGGATTATACTCAGATGACTTAACTATCCAACTTTACTGTTCAAATCCAGGTGGATATTTCTATGTGGATGCAGAAAATATGCAAATAACAGGAACCAGTAAAATAGATATTGGAGTTGGGTCAAATGGATATAATATTCAAGTGGCAGATAACACATCACTATCTACAAATAGCACAGGAACAAGTAAAACATCAACTTTTATTGGATGTATTAATGCAACATTTGACGCGGGTGTTGAAAATAGTGTGATAATAGGTGGTGACTCATTGACTGCAACTAACTCAGGAACAGTCTATATCGGTAACTTTGTTAATATAAATAATGCATATTTTTTACCAAACTCAGATGGATCCACTGACCAAGTCCTAAAAACAGACGGAATGGGAAACTCATACTGGGGTAACATAACAGACACAGGAGTAACAGCATCCAATGGATTGACATACTCTGGTAGTGATTTAATACTAGGAGGAACACTAACTCAAAACACAACAATAAATGGATCACAATATACACTAGCAATTGGTGATGTTGGTAGTGAAGTAAGTTCTTTTACCGTATATACCTCTCAATCAGGTGGGTTTAATTTTTACAGAGGGAATATTTCTGATGGTACATATTCGGTAATTCGCAATGACAACTCAGGAATGTCTTTTACTCAACAAAGGGGTGGCTCAGGTGGTGGAAATGGAGTTTTCACTGATGTAAACTACGCAGGTATAAATACAATTGGAATGACTCCATTTCCTGGAGCTATTACTAGTATACAAACAACATTTGATGGGTTTACAGTTGGTGATGGTAGCTCAGATAACCATATTTATATACAAGATGATATTAGCTCAAAGGGACTTGTCTATTATGATGATTACTCTGCAAATTTCACAACACATTCGGTTATAACCAAAGGATACTTAGAAAATAGATCATCTCTAACATTATGTGAGTTTTATAATGATGGATCTAGTATTGGAACCGGATTAACAACACTATACACAACAAGTGGACTTGTTGATACAAGTAACATGCTATCAGTTAATGGTGATAAGTTCAAGGGATCATTTGGTGGGTACTATACAGGAGCTACAGCTAGTACAAAGTCTGTTCACTTATACTATGGTGGTAATGACTTATTTGGATCAGTAGCAACAGCATATGAAAGTCCATCATATTGGAGAATTGAATTCTCAATAATTAGGTCAAATAGCAGCCAAATAAGATATGATGTAATGATAACAATATATGATACAATAAACAATACATCGAAAGTTGAACAAGTATCTGGAGCATATGGCGGATTTGATTTCACAACTGATGGAGTAATTGAGGTCAGGGGTCAGTCCATCGGGGGAGGTTCAGCAGATGGTGATATTGTATCCAGAGTAGGACACATAGAATTCGGACCAGCTAAAATATAAAATCCTCTTATTTAGAGAGGATTTTATTTTTAATTAACTCATCATTAAAGTCTTCTCTTCTTTCAAAGAATCTATTAACAACCTTAAATGTTCTATCAACGAATCTACCATTTGAGGTTTTAATAACTATACCTTCTCTTACGCCATTTCTGTATTCAGATGGCTTCTCAGCCCACTCAACAATCTCTCTAATATTATTAAATGTAACTTTGTGAGATTTAATGTACTTAATACCAGTATCAGATAATAGTTTCTCAACTACATCAGGTGCTAGATACTTATCATCTTCAACTGAGTAAATATCATATGCCAAAAACCAATCAGGTAGTTTATTATACTCAATTGAGTGTTTAGCAACTAACCACTCACCATAGATGGTTACAGGAGACATAAGTTCCTCAGATATATTTCTGATTTCTTTCCCATGTTCATGGATCCAGTTCCAAGCTGGTCTAAATTGAAGCTTAGCTGGAGTTTCTTTCTTAATATATCCTTTCTTTAAAATGTTATTTCTATTTCTAAGAACAGGTCCACTTGTCCAAGACACACCCATATTAGCACCATCTACTTTTTCCTGTACCCAACAAGTAATAGGAAATTGTATTCCTGAATCTAATTGAATATCATCATGAGTCATATTTGAAATAGACTTATCAAGATGTGGTATTCTTGGATAATCTGGTGATATATTTCTTAAATTTTTTATTCTTTTCTTTGTATTCATATTCCTAATATTTCTAAATTATATTCTCTTCTCGACATCTCTTTAATATTTGCGAATATTGAAGAGTGTCTAATTTTTTTCATTTTTATTACTTTAAATGTTTTACCATACAACGTAACAAAACTAGAACCAGCATTGATGAAGTTTCTTAGATTCCTAACAGATCCAAATTCTAATTTGCCATCAAATGGTTCCTCGGAACTTCTCATACCGAGTCTATGTCGTATCTTTACATCTTTATATGTTTCTCTTATTTGCATAATAGTATTCTGTCGACACCTATAGCGAATCCGATTCCACCATCATAAGAACCACCACCACAGACTTGTTTTGATGATCCTAATTCTGGACAAGAAATCTCGAATCCTTTTCCACCTTTATAGTAGTCCAATCCTCTTGTCGCATCTAGGTTTATGTCGTAATTTTTTGTTACTAATTCAATTAGTTTCTTTGCAATTTCAATCATTTCATCAGAGTAGTCCTTAGTTGGATTAACAACTTCAACTCCGAATTGAGTGAATTGTCTCCATCTACCAGACTGTGTATTTTCACCTCTGAAACACTCACCAATATAAAACATCTTTACATCATTAGTAAATTTGAATTTATCTTTGGCAAGTTGTTGAACAATTGCGGTATATTCGGGAGCTAAACACAAATCTCTGTCACCTCTATCTTTGAAGTTAAACATCATATTTCTGTTCTCGTCTCCAACTTTTGATTGAAAAGTTTCTTGTTTTTGAATAACTGGTATCATAATTTCCTGATATCCATATGATTCAAGTATTTCAATCATTTGATTTAATACTTTTCTTTTTCGTTTAGCTGTTTCATTAAAAAGTATTCTTGTTCCTTTGTATGTTGAGTCTAATTTAATTTCCATAATTTAATAGTTTTTTATCGTTATTTAATTCTTCAAGGAGACCTTTTTCACCATACAAGTCTTTTACTTTATTAAGCCATTCTATGGTTTTAATTTTTGTCATCCAAACGAGTTCATCTCCTTTTGTTTTCCTAACTCCTTTGCATATAACACCTTCTTTTAGATTCCAAATGTTATTTCTAACACTTTCTATTAAATCGGTGTTGTATTCACCTTTATACACCACTTTGGGTGTATGTAGATGTCCAAAGTTATCAACGAAGTCTTTTGGTGAAATAAATCCTTTCTTATAAAGATTTACATCAAATAGAACTACGTCTTTTTTATCATCAGGGAAATGTTTACCAGCGAAAGAATTATCGCCTAAAAATTCACAGAAAACAACAACACTCTCAACATTAGAGTATTTCTTCTTAAAGATGTACTCTAAGTCATCAGAGTACTTTTCCATGAAAATTGGAATAGATATTCCAAAATTTGAATCATTAGTATCGATCATAGTGGTTCTTGTACCGAACTTATACCAACCTCTTTTTCGATTCCACTCCATTCTAAGATTGGAACCATCGAGCTTGTCAAATGCCCAGACAGTATCACCAAAGAAACCTTTGTTAAAATATTCTATTTTAGGATACGTTTTCATATTTTATTCCAATTTTTTTCATTTTTGAGAAACATTCTTCTCTTTCTATTGCTTATTCTTTTAGCATCTTTCATAGATGTTCCAGATTTACCCCAAATTTTTTTCCATCGGGTTATCCAACCAGACATCTTATCTGCTCTTGATGTATTACTCTCACCGTGATGAGAGGTTAATGTATTTGTTTTTGCCATAATATTAATTCTTTCTTTTAATATAACGGGTTAGTCATTTCCTAACCCGTTTATTTCATTATCAATCCATTTTCTGAGGCTATTCTTTTCAGAACGTTTTGCCCCTCTTTGTTCTCTTTTGAGGTCAGCCTTTATTTTCTTTCTCATTTTAGGATCCTCAATAAGTCGAACTTTTCTTTTTCTTTCCTTGATACTCTCAATTTTTTGTTCGTACCAAGCTATATCTTTTGTTTTCATAACTTTACTTAATTTTTTTAAAATAAAAAACCCAGTCAATTTTGATTGACTGGGCTATACATATAACAATGCTAGCTGGGTTAATTTCCCCAGTCAATCACGATTTTATATGTATGTAAAGCTTTCATTACGTGTTATATATTGTTTTTTTAAATAGTTTATTTTCTGTTTCTGTTTACAAATATAAGACAAATTTTAATAAAATCAAAATTTTACCCTACTTCTTATTCTCCACTCTAAATACTGTCGAATAGGAGTTAATAAAAATCTCATAATTTTCATATGAGATTATATATTTTAATCAATTACTCCTCCTAAAGGACCAGTTGCCAATCTGTCAACAAATTCTTTCATAAGTCTGACTTCTCTTTCAAACTCAGTCACATCACCTGTTACAGGAATTGGTCTGTATTGTCTAAATCCGTTTACTGTTAAGAACTCCATTCTATAATCTCTACCATCTTCAAAAATAGTAAAGACAAGGTTTGCTCTACCAGAGTTAGAACCTTGTACCCAAACTCTTCGGATACCTGGTCTTAGTCTAGCTTCAATTAAATCTCTCATTAGAGATAATGTACCTTCAAATGAAGGAGTTCCTGTTCTATATCTTGAATAAATTGTTTCCATATTAAAATTCTAATAAATCTGTTAATAATCTGTCTCTAACCAATGGTTTGATTTGTTTCTCAATAGCTGAATAAACTATGTCTTTATTACCACTAAACTTCATATCAAAGGCATATTGGTCAGCATCTTTTCCACTTCTCATCAACTTATATCCAACCCTATCAAGTGATGCCTCATTAATTTGACTACCCTTGTGCAATGCCTCATCTCTTGTTTTGTATATCCATTTTATATCTGGAGAATGGGCATAGGTCTCGGACTTCATAAGTCCACGATAGACAACTTTTATTTTAACTATTACAACCATTTTATCTTCTCTTTCTCTTATGAGTTGCATTTCTATCATAGAAATCTGGCTCTTTTTTAGACACCCATTTAATAAACTTTATTATCTCTGGATGACTTCTTACTATTTCAGCATTGTTATATTCCTTTGCCAATTCATTTTCAGTGAAAATTGAATGAATCTTACGATGACATATCTTATGAACCCATTCAGTTTCTCTTCCACCTTTACATTTAGGATAAAAGTGATGTCTATCTATTGATGGACCCTTCAACATATCTCGGTCACAAATTGGACACGAACCAACAATAACTGTTTCCATTTTTACAAATATACTAAAAATTTTGTACCCCAGATAGGATTCGAACCTACATTTACATCCGTTACGAGTTTCTTGTTTCGAAGACAAGACCGATACAGGGGCATATTTTATTTTCTTAAATTCAACTCCTTGAATATGTCAGATATTGTACCCTTTGAACACTTTAATTCTATGGATATATCCTTCTGAGACATACCATTCTTATACATATTTAAGATTATATCTCTATCTATTTTCCTTCTTAGTTCTTTTTTAGATTTAGATCTTCTTTCTATTTCAGTAAAATTATCATTAAAAAAATCCATATCTCCATGTTTATAAAGATGACAGTTTACACACAATAAAACACAACTATCAAACTCTTTAATTATCGTTTTTATCATATCATCTTCTTTATCATATCCATCTCTAAGTTTATAAGTTAGAGAACCTATGGTTATTTCTTTTTTCCCAAAATGATGAAAAGAAAGTGATGAATTACATCTATCATAACCACACTCTTCACACTTACTTTTGCCATATAATTCAAGTAAATTTAATTTTGCTTTCCTATTCCAACTATCAACATTTTCATTGTGGTGTAGTTCTCTATGGCAATTGTGGCAAAGTAAATCACATTTGCTTATTTCCTTCTCTATCTCAGACCATCTATATTCTTTTATATCTGCCAGTTTATATTCCTTATTATCTCTATGATGAAATGTTAATTTGAATAAATTTTTTTCACCACAGTTCTTACACTCACCACCGAGATAATTTATAGCTTTTAGCTTTTTAGCATACTTATTGATCTTTGAATATAATGATTTCATTAGTTCGACTTCTTTTTTACTATATATTATATATAAAAAGTCGAATTTTGCGGAAGTGGTGGGTGTCGATCCCACTCGCCGTTTTACCGACCTACGAGTTTAGCAAACTCGCCCCTTTGCCAACATTGGGTACACTTCCTTATGCGGAAAAAGAGGGTCTCGATCCCCAGTCGAACTAACGACCCAAACGCTTTCCAAGCGTTGCTGATTCCCCGATCAGTTCTTTTTCCAAGTTGCGGAGGTAGTAGGAGTCCAACCTACACGCCGGAATTTCACCGAGCCTAGCCGTTTTCAAGACGGTGTACCTCTGTCTACTGGGTACCTCCAAGTAAAAAGTGTGTAGGATTCGAACCTACGGTCCCTTCACGGGACTCCGGTCTCAACGCCGGATGCAATAAGCCACTCTGCCAACACTTTTCGCGGAAGCGAAGGGAATCGAACCCCCAAACCTTTTACAGCCGCTTGTTTTCAAGACAAGTTCCTCGTCCATTCGGACCACTTCCATTTTTTGTAGCTCCAGAAGAATTCGAATCTTCATTTTCGGTTTCGTAGACCGAGGTCCTATCCAGTTGAACGATGGAGCCAAATAAAAAACCCTCGAATTATTAGTTCGAGGGTTTCCACAATATCTTTACACGACTATTATGAATACAATCGAACCTCACTCAATTTACTCGAGCGACTAGAACTTGACGATGTATTTTTAATAGTTGTTTTCATTTTAATTTATATTACAAATATAGTTTTTGTTTTTCTAATATCCAAATTACTTTGAATAAGTTATAGTAACATTTTTATTTTCATCATTTACAACAGTTTTCTTGTAACCACATTCACAAGTAAAGTTTTCAGTTTTTGATTCTTTACCATTGCTACAAAAAGCAGCATTGATAAAATGTACAATTATACTTATCTCCCTTTGGAGTATTGTACTTAACGAACACATATGGTTTTAAATATTTTTCTAAAATTTCGTTCATAAATTTATTTTTTAAAATATACTCATAATAAAACAAAAAACCAAAGCTTTTAGGCTTTGGTTTTGGGTTAAAAATATGTTTTTTAATTTATCACTTCAGCCAAACCATTTCTTTTTTCTTATCATCATAAGACATAATATCGGCCACTTCACTTT